ATATATAAAAATATATAAAAATATATAAAAATATATAAAAATATATAAAAATATATAAAAATATATAAAAATATATAAAAATATATAAAAATATATAAAAATATATAAAAATATATAAAAATATATAAAAATATATATTTTTATATAATACTATGAAAAATATCACTCTCATTACTTCTGTAATTGATACCCCAAATATTCCTTTATCATATACTCCAACTCGCAGTGTATTTACTAAAGAAATACGGTTTGAACAATTAAAAAAAACAATTGCAACTATCCGTGAAAAAATACCTGACAATCGAATTATATTAATAGAATGTTCTCTATTATCTGAAGATGAACGACAATATTTGACAAATGCAGTTGACTATTTTCTCAATATTTACGATACTGACGACCAACTGCTTATTCAACGTATGTTCACTGCATCAAAAGCAATGGGAGAAGGAACGATGACAATATATGCATTGCAATATTTATTATCGCAAAACATTAAATACGATAATTTTTTCAAAATTAGTGGTCGTTATTGGTTGAACGATTCATTTTCATATCAAATTTACGATAATTCTATGTCGTGTATACGTTACATTGATTTTGATTACAATGTCTATACATGTTTTTATAAATTATCCAATGATGAATCTTTCATTTGGTTGGATTATTTAAGAAATTCCGAAAAAGAATTTATAAATTGTATGGGATATGAATTGATATTTGCTCAATTTCTTAAAAGTCTTAATAGAAAGATTTGTATTGTAAATAATTTGGGTGTCAATGGATATATTTCTATTGATGGAAATTATATAGATGTGTAAATTGTATCTGATGTATCTAATGTATCTGATGTATCTAATGTATCTGATGTATCTGATGTATCTGATGTATCTGATGTATCTGATGTAAGTAGTGAGTGGCGGGACGGTATTTTCCAGGTCCCCGCTGGCAAGCCATCGAATTTTGTAAAAAATAATTAAACAAATAATATATATTTTAGTAATTATAATTATATTTTATAAAAATAATTATAATTTCTTATTTGCATAATTCCGTGTATCCCGTCTTTTTACAAGCAAGTTGATTTTATGAATTAAGTAAATTTGTATAATCAATATCAACATATAAACCAGTAAATAATAAATGCCAAGTATATTCAAATAGTCTACCTGTATAATATGAATGGTGTGGAGAATCCATTAAATATTTATGTAAAGCTATATATTTTTCTTTTGGGTGTCTTTTAATTAAATCTATATGAACATAAAATTGTGCAGATCCTCTAAACCATAAACTTTGTGGTTTTATTGGTTCTCCTATTAATAATTCACCAAATGTAGGTAATAAACTTAAAATTAATTCATCGGGACCAACACCATACATAGGACCTTCATTTATGTTCATATAAGCAGCATTAAAACTTATTCTATTAATTTTCTCGTCCATATTTTCATTATGATGATATGAATTTCTATGACCATGAACAAAAACAGTAATATTAGTCAGGTTATCATAATTTTTTATTATATATTCCAGATATGATGATGCTTCAGATCCTTTATTAGGAGGTTCCTCGGGATTGTACATATTTTTTGAAATAACTTGAACAGGATACTTAATATTTTTAATCCATTCTAAGTCTTCTTTATAATGTGCAACACAAATTGAAACAGAATTCATTATCAAATTGAAACAGAATTAATTATAATATGATTAGATATTTATCTATTCATAAAATTTATTATCAATCTTATCATTACTTATGAGAAATGTGTGACAAAAGTACGATTATTTTTAAGAGCCGTAAAAAAAATCATCAACAAGTTCTCCATTTTCCTAAAATACCCATATTTCATAATCAAATCCTAACAATTTGGCAGATGTTTGTTTTTCAAAAATATAACAATGTTCCATCTGGAATGTCCATGTTGATTTTACTTCAATGCACCGATTTTGACTTTTTATGTAAATATCGACATAATGTCTATCATATGTATATTTTGATGTTGATTTCATATTTATCATAAATTATTTTATTACATTTCATTTGTAACAATTATATTTATTATTCAATTTTATGATTTTTTTTCAAATTTGTTTATTATATAATTTATGTAAAATTATATAATCAAATGAATATTATGCAAAAGTTCGGATTTATTACAATCCTGCAAGCTTGATGCCACCCGCAAGACCACTACCAATAGCAAAACTTGCGCCCGAACGAGCCCCTGAACCCATAGATGGTATGAACACATCAAGAACACTGAAAGTAGCCGCAGCAGTTAAAGCAATAATAACGACTTCTTCTACATTAAGTGATTTTTTAGGAATAGCATAAGCTGCTAAAGCAACGATAATACCCTCAACAATGTATTTGATAGCTCTTTTAATAAGCTCTGAAAAATCGAACATTCCGCTCATTGTTATAATATATTATATGAAAATAAAAAAAAATAAAATGAGTTTGAAATTACTTAAATAAGTATTAATTAGATATATATAATGTCTGGATTTGAGAGAAAAATATTAGAAAATGGCCAAATTAATCCTAAATACATTGACTTATGTGACGAAGACCAACCGATTGCAGGGCAAAAATTCGTATGTTTATCATTTATTTCACCAGAAAAATTGTTAAAAAAGAGAGAGATATATATGTTTGAAGAATTCCTAAAACAATGGGATTTCAAAAAATCAATGGATAAATTTTTTGATTTCATTCATTTTATATCTTATAAATATGGTGTAGATGTGGAAAACATTATGAATGATTATACAGAGTTTATCGCTGAAGAAAATACTAAACTAAAGAGTCAAGGTGTGGAAGATGATTACAATAATTTTTTAGACAAAAATGAAGAGGTTTTAACACAAAAATTCCAAAAGGCACATGAGTTTCAAACATCCGTGCGTGGATTGAAAATTCGTGGTGTATTTCCATCACAAGAAGAAGCAGAAATAAAATGTAAAAAAATTCGAGAACTTGACCCAAATCATGATATTTTAGTAGGTCCTGTTGGAATATGGTTGCCATGGGACCCAGACGCATACAAGACAGGAAGAATTGAATTTATGGAAGACGAATTAAACCAATTGCATAATGAGAAAATAAAAAATGAGTCTAAAGCAAAGGAGGAATTCGAGAGAAGAGTCAAGGAAACGAAGAAAAAGGCGATTGAAGAAAATATTAAATTAGCGAAAAAAAGTGGTAATAAATTAACTCAATCAATTGATGAACAGGGTAATTTAGTGGGTGTAAAAGAAACTGTTGATTTTGAAAGCAGAGAAGTTGCTACAGAAGAAGAAACGAAAATCTATAATGAACAGGTATATGAATATAATAAAAACAAAATGATGGATGATGATATTGTTGTTACAGAGAAATAAAATGGCGATGGCGATGGCGATGGCGATGGCGATAGAGGTCGAAAATAACCATAAAATTGATTGACTTTTTTTATAAATTGTTCATTGTATAATAATTTAGTAATATAGTAATTAACGTTAAAATCTTTTCAAACATCTTTCAAAAACGAAGTATCAAGCAGAAATGAAGTATCAAGCAGAAATGAAGTATCAACCAGATTTGTTTGTATTTAATATTGGAAATTCTACACCAAAAACAATTTATAATGTGATTCATGAACTAGGATTAGGAAAAATACAGTATATTGAAATTGTGGATGGAGGAGAACATGCGTTTGTTGCAATGAACAAATGGCATATAAATCGAACTATTTCGACTCGTATGAAATTAAATCAGGGTAGGCCACTTCTATTACATCATACAGAAACTAATTTTTGGAAAGTATATTCATATGAAAATCGATACATTGAAGAGATGAAAAAAGAAAAAGAACAAAAGGAAAAAGAACAAAAGGATATCGAAGCAAAAATGAAAGAAAGAGATTTAAAAATGCAGTTATTGAAAAAGGAACATCAAGAAATCATTATGAAAAAAGACAAAATATATAAAGAAAAATTAGCTTTGGAAAAGCTAATAAAAGAAAAAGTAGAAAACAGACAACCAAAAATTAATTACTATGATGAAGAAGATACAACAACAACTGAAGACTACTACAGCGACACTGACAGTGAAAGTGATAGTGACAGTGGATACATTATATATAATAATAATAATCGATATTATGATGCGGATGACTGTGATACCAATTTACATATAGACTATGGTAATGAAATTTTAGAATTTTCAATTATCAAATCAAATATCGAAAAACGATTCGCACGTAAAATATAAAATAAAATATAAAATAAAATATAAAATAAAATATAAAATAAAATATAAAATAAAATATAAAATAAAATATAAAATAAAATATAAAATATAAAATAAAATAGTGGATAGACGATTACAAAATAAAATCCACTTTTTTATTGTCTTGGGTATATATTTATTTTTATAAATACTATATAAAAATAAATATAAATACATATCATCATATGAACGAGAATAATAATGTATTAACAGTAAAAACAGTTCAAATCCAACCAATAAGAAATACAATTACAGCAATAAAGGATATTTTAACGGATGCTACCATAACGTTTACAAAGGATGGATTAAAAATAATCAATTTTGATAAAACACATACAATTTTAGTGAATGTAATATTACATTCACATAGATTTGAAAAATATGTTTGTAATCCAGATAAAATAATTGTATGTGCCAATACATTACATTTATTTAAAGTAATATCAACAATGTCGAATGATGATACACTCTCGATGTATATTGAGAACTGTGATTATCATGATGGAATTGTATCTCATTTAGGATTACAATATGATAATGGAGATATAAAACAGTGTTATAATCAAAAATTGAGATTGATAGAACCTGATATGGAAGAACTAATTGTTCCAGATGTCGAATATTCCACTGTAATTAATTTACCTTCTGCGGATTTTCAAAAAATTATTCGTGATTTGAATGGAATATCAGATAGAATCGAAATTAAATCTATAGGAAACGAATTGATTTTTTCTTGTGAAGGTAACTTTGCAAGTTCTCGTATTTCTCGTTCAGAATCAGATGGATATATGAATTTTATTCATAAAACAAATGCGTCTGTTATAATACAAGGCGAGTTTTCATTGAAATCTCTAAGTCATTTTATAAAATGCACTCCATTATGTACACATTTAGAAATGTATCTAGGAAATGATTTACCATTGATAGTAAAATATGATGTGGCATCTTTGGGTGAAATAAAATTGTGTTTAGCTCCTTTACCGCCGTCGTAAATATAAGATTATTATAATAGTATATATATTATATAATAGTATATTATATAATAGTATATAATATATGAGCAATAATATTTATAATATTCTATTCGTTTTATTTCTATTTTTAATCATTGTTCTCATATTTACATATGTATTGTATTATAATAATCAAATATTTGAGAACTTTGATAATTCACGTTCAGAAATAAATAAAAACATTGAATCCATTTATTACATAAATTTAGAAAAACGAGAAGATAGAAAAAAAGAATTTTTAAATAATTTTAATATGAATGACGAATCAAAAATAGTTCGAATAAGAGGACATTATTATCCAGAAAATGGTGCGGTTGGATGTTTGATGTCCCATATAAATGCATTAAATCAAGGATTGAATGATAATATAAATAATAACAATAATAATATACTTATTTGTGAAGATGATTTTGTAATAAAAGATATGACCTATTGTAATAAAATGTTGGATTTATTTTTTGATAATTTTGAGAACGATAAATGGGATGTTATTATGTTGGGTCAAAATACAATTGATTCAAAAGATACAGGTATAGAAACAGATAATCACGAAAAAATAATAAAAATATTGAATTCTCAAACTACATCGGGTTATTTGGTAAAAAAAGAATATATACCAAGATTATTGAAAATATATGAGAATGATATGAATAATTATATGAAAACAGGTAAATGGGGCAATTATTATGTGGACCAATCGTGGAAGGTTCTCCAAAAAACTGATAATTGGTATTCCTTTTATCCACCTGTCGGGATTCAAAGCGGGTCATTGAGTGATATTGAAACAGGATTACCTAAAGTTGGTTTGGAATAAGCCTATTATTTTTTTGCAAGTATCAATGCTTTGGAATTTGGAGAACACCCTTCATTCAAAATAGTATAATCGATTTTGGAACTTGGACCACCAGTTAGTGCAGATGCTAACCTAGCATATCCCCAAGAATCAGGCGTTTGATTTGGACGAGAACCTGACGAATAATATGCTCCACGACCTTTATTGATTATTTTTTCTAATGCCCATTGTTTGCATTTTGTTGCTTTTACTAAATCATTCGTCGGTTTCATTGTAGGAACGCCATATAATTTGGTTGCTCGTGATACATGCGAAGATTTTTTACTTGTGAATGATTTTATTTTTGGACGTAAATAATATTTGCCATGTAGATATGCTTTTCTAGAACGGTTGATATAGTTTTTTTGTTTTGCAGTATCTTTTCGAGATAATGTTTTTGGGACATACCGTAACGGAACACGATAATTTTTTATAGTGACTCTTTTCATTTTTACTATAATATATATATTATAATATATATTATATATATAATATCAGATACATCAGTAGTGAGTGGCGGGACGGTATTTTCCAGGTCCCCGCTGGCAAGCCATCGAATTTTGTAAAAAATAATTATAAGTTTTACAAAATTTTTGGGGAACCATCGGGAACCATCGGGAACCATCGGGAACCATCGGGAACCATCGGGCGACGGGGATGATGGAAAATTTAAAAAAAATTTAACCGCTTGATGGTTTGATGGGTACCATCACACAGCATAATTTTTTATAAATATCATTAGACATAAAAAAATGGTGAAATATATATCACTTGTTAATTATATATCATTTTTTTATTTTTTAGATACCTTTTTTGTTTATCATATTCATACCGAGCTACATTTTCATTCGATGTTCTTTTTATCTTGCATCCTTTTTTTCCATTTTCGTTGAATTATTTTTATCCAAAATGTTTTTATAATATATTTATATGTTCCATCATCATTCATAATTACTTGTATAATCTCTATACTTGGTGTAAACTGTAAATCACACGATAAACAAATATAATTTGATATACAATCATTTGTAAAATGATAAAATGTTGAAATCTTTACTGTTTTTGCGTGTATAATGTTTTCATGATTTTCATGATTTTCATGATTTTCATACCAATAAGAACCAATATAATATTTTTTATGGATACATTCATTATCATTATCATATTCTGAATATATTATTTTGTCAACTTCGTCAACTTCGTCAACTTCGTCATACCAGCTATCATTATAATGAGAATCAGAATCATAATTTCCTTTATCATAATATCTTCTATCATAATTATCATAATGTCTTTCATTTTCTCTTATACGAAACTCGTTCATTTTATATTTTGTGGTGTTATTATAAATACATTTTGTTTTTTTATAAAAAAGTATATCAATTTTATAGAATTTTTCAATAAATATCATAAACCTATGTGAAAGGTATTCAATTAGAAACCTTATGAAGGAAATTGATAACTTGATAATACATATAAATAAAATGAATATTTAGCAATAATTGATGATTTTATATTTAATGAAAAATATATATTTATAATAATAATAATAATAATAATAATAATAATAATAATACGTTCTAAATGAAGTAATATTATTAAACAAGATATTATATATTGATGACATCAACACCCTATTTTAATACATTTTTTAATGATATAAGTAGAAATTGGGTTGCTACTACATCATCTAGTGATGGTTCAGTTCTTGCAGCATGTGAATATGGTGGATATATTTATACATCTACTGATTATGGCGTTAATTGGACTGCTCGAATGAATGATTTAACTCGAAATTGGAGTTGTATTGCATGTTCTGGTAATGGTTCTAAAATGGTTGCAGCGGTTTATGGTGAAAATATTTATAGATCTACCAATTCTGGTAAAACATGGGTTACTAGTGTTAGTATTGTTGATAGAACTAGTATTGTTAGTAATTGGAATTCCGTTGCTTCTTCATCTGTTGATGATACTAAATTCGTTGCTTGTACTACAATATCGACGATGCCAACAAGTATTCCTAATTTACAATTATGGTTAGATGCTAATGATTATTCTACATTAATTTTTTCAGGTAGTTCTGTAATCAAATGGAATGATAAATCAGGATATAGATATGACGCAACTCCTTATAACTCAACTAGTGGTTCTAGTAATTTTTCAACATATTCTCCAACAGGATTAAATAATTTACCAGCAATTCAACTAAATAAAACTGGTTTTTCTGCTAGATCTCCTCCTGGTACATTTATTAATGGTATTACTTTTTTTGTTGTTTTCAAAAAGACAACGAGTACTGTAAATGTAAATGAAGCATTAATAAACAAAACGATTTATAATTCACCATCACCATTTGATATTTATAATGATACAAAATTGGTGTCAAATGGAACAGGGTTTTTTAATATTACTGTTGGTAGTGTTTCATCATCCACTACTCCTGGAAGTGTTGCAGTGAATATAAAAAATCAAACATTGGCAACATTGTATTCATCAACTATAAATAATTCTCAATGGAATGAATATGTAAATGGAAGTCTTAAATATACAAATAATTATGTAACAGTAAATTTTACAGATGTTTCTAGTAACATATATATTGGTACAAGATCTAGCAAGAATACTGCATTTGATGGACTTATTTCAGAAGTTATCGTATATAATCGTGTATTAATAAATAATGAAAGACAACTCGTAGAAAGATATTTAGCAACAAAATGGAATATTTCAGATCCATCATTATTGACAAATTCAATAAACGATGGATACATATACACATCTATCGATTCTGGTGCAAATTGGACTCGTCAAAGGCAGAATGATATGAGTCGAAATTGGTCTTCAGTTGCATCATCAAGTGATGGAACATACCTTCTTGCTAGTGTTAATAATGGTTATTTATATACGAAAATTTCAAATACTTGGGAAACACCTCGAATGAATGATTTGTATAGAAATTGGTCTTCAGTGAGTTCATCAAATGATGGAAAAATGATGGTTGCATGTGTTAACTATGGTTATTTATATACATCGATAGATTATGGCGTTAATTGGAGTCCTCGAATGGTTGATTTATCTAGAAATTGGTCTTCAGTGACATCATCAGCTGATGGAATAAATTTATTTGCAACTGCACAGAATGGTCAATTATATGCATCAAATGATTACGGAATAAATTGGATAGCGAATGATTTATCTAGAAATTGGTCATCTGTTACATTATCTAGAATGACATTAATTGCATCGGTTAATAATGAATATTTATATATTCTCAAATTCATTACATATTATAAAAAAAAAAAGAAAGATTTAACAAGTTATTATATTAGAAGAGAAGATTTATTAAGTATACAACCGAATTCACAATCATTAACTTTAAATACTGGTGGTTTTAAAATGAGTAATGTATTAATAGATAAAGCGTTTTCGTTCTACAAATATGGACTACGATATAATTCGTTTTTTAAAGTAAATAATGTAGATCTTGGTAGTTTATTTCAAACGACAGATGTTTTATATGTTTATACAAATATAACTACTCCGAAATGGAACAAAACACCAACAACATTTACGAACGCAAAATTCATTTGGAGTAATTCATTATTACCAACTCAACTAAATTATACTCAAATTTATAAGTATTTTTTTTATTATAGTTTTTATTATACACAACCAGATATTAGTGGTTATATATATGCAACATGTAATAATGCTGCTACAGAAATAGGTTTTAATGGTGGTGCTAGTGGAAAATTAATTTCGAATGTGAATAATAGTGTTTGGAGCACGATTACACCTTCTTATCCAACTCCATCAAGTATAACAATAAAAAAAGGGTTAAATTGTATTAAAATCGGTGTTTATAATAATAGAATACCATCAGGTTTGTATGCTGATTTTGATGCAACATTGAATAATAATTTTACATTTGATACCACTATTCCAGGTAATGTATCAATATGGAGTAGTGCAAATGACTCTAGTAAAATTCTTCAACAAACTATATCAACTAACAGACCATCATTAATAGCAAATTTTATTAATTCACTTCCTGTGGTATATTTTGGTACTAATGGTTATATATTAAATACGAATCTTTTAAAAAAAGACGTCAAGATTATAGGTAATATAACGTTATTTTTTGTCATTAAAATAAACGGCCTTGGTGGATTAAGACAAACATTTTGTTCAACAAATGGCATAAAGACTATCGGTTCATTGCATTTAAGTATTGATTATTCAACGGTTTCACAAATATCTAACTTAGTAATATCATTTAATACTGTTAATGGAATGACAGATTGGGTAACACCATTAGTTATTAAATTATTTCATACATATATATTAACAATAAATATTAGTGATAATGTTGCAAAATACAGATACAATGGAATTCCAGAAGATATATCATATTCATATAGTGGAAGTAACACTGCTATATTATATAATTTAGACATTGGAGGATGGTCAAATGATCCTGGTGTAACCTTTGTAGGCGGTATCGGTGAATTTATTCAATACAATAAAACATTATCATTAATAGAAATGCAACAGGTAGAATATTATTTAGGATTAAAATGGGGTTTATCATCATTCGGTCCAAGTGTTCAAAGTTCTTCAATTGGTTTATACTGTTATTATTATAGCAATTATTATTTTGATACTTCATTTGAGCTTTTTGGAACAAGACCTTATACACTAATTAACAAGAATATAACGAATTTTTCAAATGAATCATATGCAATAACTAATACAACTACTTACGTTGTTCAAAACTATTCTACATATATGTGGTATGGTTTATTTAAATCTCCTTACTCTTCTCCAACTGATATATCATTTGGATTAAATAGTGATGATGCAAGTTATTTGTGGTTTGGCGATAATGCGATGGATGGAAATTATACAAAAGCAAATGCAAATATTGACAACAGCGGTATACATGGGCTTACAGATAAACAATGTAGAATAAATGTAGTAAATGATATTTATTATCCAATAAGAATAATATATGGGCAACGCGATGCAGGACATGGTTTTCAATTTTATTATATCATACCTGAAACAAATATAAAAGTATATGATTTAAGTAATGTTGTATTTTATCCAACTTATTCAACTGGTTTATACTGTTATCTTTATAACAATTATTATTTTGATTTATCGTACGATATTTTTCAAACAAGACCTTATACACTATATAATCGAAATATAACGAATTTCTCAAATCATTCATATGCAATACTAAATACAAATATTGAATATTACACTGTTCAAAACTATTCTACATATATGTGGTATGGTTTATTTAAATCTCCTTATTCTTCTCCAACTGATATATCATTTGGATTAAATACTGATGATGGAAGTTATTTGTGGTTTGGTGATAATGCGATGGATGGAAATTATACAAAAGCAAATGCAAGTATTAATAACGGACATCTTGGTGTTCAAGAGAAACAATGTAGAATAAATGTAAAAAATGATATTTATTATCCAATAAGAATAATATATGGGCAAAGGGTTGGATTACCTGTTTTTCAATTTTATTATATGATAACAACTACAAAAGTATATGATTTAAGTAATGTTGTATTTTATCCATCGAATCCAGATGGATTAATTGTTTCTGTATATGATATAAATAATAATAGTATCGCTTATACTAATGAAAATTGGACATATTCAGTAGTTGATCTTAGTTTTTCGGATACTGTGACGAATGTGACGAATACTTTTGGTTTTGGTGATCCATACTATTTTTATGAAGAAGCAACTGATCCTCCACCAGATGATCCTCCACCAGATGATCCTCCACCAGATGTAATAGTGTAATGAAATATAATAAAGAAATGACTATATTATATTTTATATGGAAAAGGAAAAAGAAAAAGAAAAAGAAAAAGACAATTCTTGTTCAATTTATATAGTGAATTATAAAGACGACGTTAGAAGAGAAAAAATGACACAACGTGTAAAATCAATTGGAATGGACGCATATTTTGTAGACCCTGTATCTATACAAGACCCACGAATTGTGGATAAACCGATTACTGATTTCGAAAAACGAAGTTGGTCTATTTTTTTCCAACATGTAGATTGTATGAAACATTTTTATGAGAACACAACATATGATTATTGTATTATTTGTGAAGATGACGTCCTTATTTCGAGAACATTAAAGGATGAAATTTCAGAAATAATATATTTATATAATAAAACAGAGTTGGATATATTATTATTGAGTTATTTATGGCCTTATGAAATATCCGAAAATAATTATTTTCCACTATTATATAAAGATACAAATTCAAAATTCAAAATTCAAGGATATCCAGACGATTTATGGGGTTCTCATATGTATTTTATGTCAAGAACTCATGCAAAAAAAATGGTCGAAAGATATACACCAGAATATGCACTATCGCAAAAAGAACAAGATATTCCGTTTTCCACAGATTGGCAATTTACAAAATTTGGAAAACGTGGTTTATTAAATCCATTAGTGGGTGTAGAAGAAGGGGAAGTGAAAACGGACCATCAAGGACAAATTGATTTTCATAGATCTTGTTTTGAATATAATTACAAACCTGACAAATTTTTATAAACTATGGTATAAAAACCTATACAGTAGGAAAGAATTCCCAATCGAGTTCCATACAGACTTTTTTCCAAATGATATCTTGGTCCAACTGTTTTTCTCTATCTTTCATCATAGGAATATAAGGTAGATATTGTGTTTGGTTTAATAAAACACATAATTGATATAATGTATATGTATAATTAAAAAAATTGCGACGATTGGGTGGACAATGCATGGCCCAAGGTTTTTGAATTTCAATAAAGAGAACACATAATGTTTCATGTAATTCTTCATTCATAATAGGAGGTTTAATACCAAAAATCGAATTAATATATTGAATATGTTCAAAATATTTATTAAATCCTAATTTCCGTAAAATTTCACGCATTTTATCGTAATTTATTTCAGAGTAATTTTTAATACGTTCTTTTTTAATACGGTCTCTAATTGCTTGTATAACATCATCTGGTATTTGTGTTGTTTCTTTTGCTTGGAATTGAGATAAAATTTCTTTGAAATGATTCAAACGAATATAAGCAGTATAAGATACTTCATTCGGGGGTTCTTTATTTGTAGGTTTATTCGAATCAACGATATAGGTGATAAATTTGCCACATAAAGAATTATTACAAATAAGAATACCTTCTTCGTCTTGAGGAATAAGTTCTCCAATTTTACATGATTCACAAACATCAGAAGAAATAATGTAATCTTGAATGTTAATATAATCATTTGTCACATTTTTCCAATAATTTTGATATGTCATTCTAGATTGATTATATTTCAAAGAATTCGGATTTATTTTTTCATTATTATTCACAATTTTAAAGAAAGAATTGAGAACATTCGTATTTTTTTTATTAGAACCAGATGAAATTTCTTTTTTTTGTTCAAAATAATTGAAAATATATTTTGAATTATCTAAAAAATATTGTTTTTCCAAATTTTCAAATGATTTTATCTGTTGTTGTTTTAATTTTATTTTATCTTTTGTATCCATATATTCATCTATTTTCAATGGTTTTTTTAATGTTCTCAAATGTATTTTAAGGTTATCAATTTCTTCTTTCAAAATAGGTATTACTTCTGTATTATTTTTATTAAACATTGATAACATTTCTGTATGTTTTTCATCAATTGTTTTAGAATTTTTCATTAGTTTAATTGCATGTATGTTTTTAAATATATTTTGTGTTTTTTGATATATTATATTCGATGTATTCGACGCATTAGATTATGTAATTGGTATATATTCGTAGTTCGTATCAATATTGAATTCCATATATAGAATATAATATATGGATACAGATACGGGAGACCAAATACAATTTTCCAAAAAAGATTTTCTAAAAATGATATTTATTATAAACGCAGTAGAAGATGGTTGGTCAGTGAAAAAAATAGCAGATTCATATATTTTTACAAAAAAACATGAAGGAAAGAAAGAAATATTTCAAAATGAATATTTAGAAAAATTCATTGGAACAAATTTGCATATTTATAAATCGTTATAAACCATTGAATATTACTCTATAAATACAAAATGTTTTATTTAGAGATTGTGTTACAAAAAATAATATATATAAATTTTAAAATTTATATATGTAGGTAAAAATGATAATTTATATAAATATTGTTATTTTCTCAAATTTTTTTCTTTAGGAAGTATATAACGTAAAAATGGGTGGAGCTTTAATGCAACTAGTCGCTTACGGAGCACAAGACGTTTTTCTTACTGGAACACCAGAGATTACCTTCTGGAAGGTTTCTTACAGAAGACATACAAATTTTGCAATGGAATCAATTGAACAGACATTTTCTGGACAGGCTGATTTTGGTCGCCGTGTAACATGCACCATTTCAAGAAATGGTGATCTTGCCTATCGCACATATTTACAAGTCACACTTCCAGAAATCAATCAATTCATGATTAACAGTAACACTGTTGCAAATGGTCAAAATGGTGTTTTTGCTAGATGGCTTGATTTCATCGGTGAGCAACTTGTTGCTCAAGTGGAAGTTGAGATTGGAGGTCAACGCATTGACCGTCAATATGGTGACTGGATGCACATCTGGAATCAGCTAACCATGACATCTGAACAACAAAGAGGATATTTCAAGTTAATTGGAAATACTACCCAATTGACCTATATGACTGATCCTTCATTTGCTGATATTTCTGGACCTTGTGCTGCATCAAGCTCACCAACACAGGTATGTGCCCCAAGAAAAGCACTTCCTGAAACTACCCTATATGTTCCTCTTCAATTTTGGTTTTGCAGAAATCCTGGTCTTGCTCTTCCATTGATTGCCCTTCAATATCACGAAGTCAAGATTAACCTTGATTTAAGACCAATTGGTGAATGTCTATGGGCTGTTAACAATTTAACTACTAGTAGTGCTGGTTCACAAGCAGTAACCACTGCTTACCAACAATCACTTGTTGCTGCTTCTCTTTATGTTGATTACATTTTCCTTGATACTGATGAACGCAGAAAGATGGCACAAAATCCACACGAATATTTGATTGAACAAGTTCAATTTACTGGTGATGAATCAATCGGTTCATCAAGTAACAAGATTAAACTAAATTTCAATCATCCAGTAAAGGAACTCATCTGGGTTGTCCAGCCTGATTCAAATGTCGATTACTGTTCATCTCTTGATGCTTCACAGACATTATTTAAGGTTCTTGGTGCTCAACCATTTAACTACACTGATTCAATTGATGCTCTTCCTAATGCTATCCATGCATTCGGTGGTCCTGCTGAAACAAGTGGTGCTAATGGTTTCATTACTTCAAGTGGTCTTTTCCAAATGGCTGGTGCAGTCGATGCTACACCAGTCGCTGGTGGTAATGCTGGATGGTATGGTTCTACTGCTCAACAACCATTTAGACCTGCTGATGCCGCAACAATTAATACATCTGGTCTTTCTGATGCTGGAACATTCGTTCTTGCTGAAACCGCCCTTGATATGCATTGTTGGGGTGAGAACCCTGTTGTAACTGCCAAGTTACAACTTAATGGTCAAGACCGATTCTCTGAACGTGAAGGTTCATACTTCGATGTTGTTCAGCCATACCAACACCACACCAGAGCACCTGATACTGGTATCTGTGTTTATTCATTTGCACTACGCCCTGAAGAGCATCAGCCTTCCGGATCTTGCAACTTCTCACGAATTGATAACGCTGTTCTACAACTTGTTATCTCTTCACCTGCTGTCACTGGAACTGCCACTGCCAAAGTTCGTGTTTACGCTGTAAATTACAACGTATTACGTGTTATGTCAGGTATGGCTGGTGTAGCTTACTCTAACTAAATTGATAATTGTATTATTTTTATATTATTTATAAATATATACAAAATTATTTGATTTTAAAAACAAAACCAAAAATATTCATATTATATTTATTATATAATATGATGTAAATTAATCGTTTGATTTTTGAAAATAAAAGCAAAAAAAATAATAAAAAATACTTAAATCATTAAATAAGGCATTATAAAAAAATATAATGTATGATGGATATTATTATAAACATTTGGGTGAAAAACTTATGTGTTAAATACCAGATATTTCATTTTCATTTGGAAATATCCATAAAATCAACATCATTTTTATTTGAATATATAATATCTGCATCAGTCATAATACGATCAATATTTTTAATAGTTAATATATTTTTACTTTTATTCTTTATATTACGTTCTCTAATTTCTAGAAAATCATTCATCTTATAAAGTCCGAAACGTTTATTTTTTTCATTCTCTATATATTCTTTATAAGTCATTGTAAATTTTTTCGCTTTATCATTTTGTTCTTCTTTACAACTCAATTGAACAAAATTGACAACTTCTCCTGGATATTTTTTTTTATAATAATTACTTAAACCAACTAACATTTCTTCTAATGTAAACCTATTCTTTTCTTTATTTATTTCACTATATAAAATATAATCTGGAAAAGAATTTTCTTTTGAACTACTACTTATTTTGGTATTAAGATTTTTACTATTAAGATTTAAACCAGCTAAAAGATTATCCAAATTCCCGATTTTTTCTAAATCGAATTTTTTATCATTTTTATAATCATATAACCCCAGATGTAAATATGATTTAATGTCATCCTTTTCTTCTAAAATTCTATCTATTACTGGAAATTTTTTACTATTATTAAACTTTTGGAAAAATTCATCTTCATAATTATTTTGATTATAATACAAAAATAAATTTAGAGTTTTTTCGAGAGGTTCTGTAACATTTAATTCTAAATCAGATTCAAATATTATTTGTTTTTGGTTATTTAAAGAAAAATATTTTGGGTTTTCTATAATACCTTTATTATTTGGATTTTTGTTAAATTCATTAAATAAATATAAAACATCCATTTCAGTTAATGTGTTTCCTTTTGGTGTATATTGTATTAAACGTATATTATCAGGAACTATTATTTCATAATCATAATCAGTTGTAACAATACCACCATGTGCTAAAATATAAGAAAAATTATATGCAGGTTTTATCCTTCTTTTATTATTAATTTTCGTTTTTCTAGATTTTGTTTGTCTAGATTTCGTTTGTTTAAATCTAGTTTGTCTAGATTTTGATGTTATGTTAAAAATTGATTTATGTTTCAATGATTTCGATGATTGCATTATATATATTATATTAGATAATATTAGATTATAAGGTGAATAATATAAAATCAAAAAAACATATTAAAAACACATATGAATAAATATAAAATATGTCTACATCTTATACACAAGTAAATACACAAAAACAGCTACTTCTAAATAATTTAATGGAATTTTACAAAAACAAGGATAATTTAAAAAAAATGATGAATGTAATAAACGGAGAGTCCAAAATATCACTTCGTATTGTTGATTGGTTTGTTACAAATTATGCAAAAAAATACTATACAGTATATGAAATACCACAAATAATACATGGACAACAATCTGATACACAAAAAGTAAGATTCAAAGTATATAATGATTATAAATTAAAACTGAAGGCATATGCAAAAAAGAATTTTGACCCATTTTGTCGTTGGGAAAGAATTACAATACCATATGATAATGATAATTATATGGAAACAACAATTGGACAACTCAATTTTTTTAAATGGGCAATCGAAAGTGAAATAATAGATTATATACATAAGCATTATCAAGATATAGAGGGTGATATGAATAATAGAAACAGTACATCAAAGAGACTGAAAACAATCGAAAAAGATGATAATGGAAAAACAAGGAAAAAACGTGAAGAGTTATCTATATCAGCATGTAAATGTATTAAAAAAGAAGATGTTAAAATTATTGTTAAATTCAACTAATTATTTTTATTCGTTTATTTATGTTTTCGAATAAAGATAATTTATTATTCAAATAATTTATTATTCAAATAATTTATTATTCAAATAATAAATTATTCAAATAAATAATTTATTATTGTATAAGATAATATTATGGATGTATCTAAAGAAAAATATATTATGGCAAATATAAAAATACCAATAGAAATAATCGAAAATAAAAAATGTAGATTATTTATTGATTCATTACATATTGATTTTATATCCATAACTGAATTACCTGAAAGTATAACCGACCCAGTTATAAAACAACAAACGCAAGACACTTTGCACATTTTTTTTAAAGCTATTTTTCCTGAATATTCTGAATATAATATTTCAAATGACATTGGTGGTTTGGACCGTGACTTAAATGGAGAGTTAAACAATAATCTGAATAAAGAATTAAACAAAGAAAATATATTACAATTATATATTGAAAAGGACGAAATAAAAAAAATGAAAAAACCTACAAATACAACATTTAAAATCTATAATAAAAATTCACGAAAACAATATACACCAAAAATTTATGATAATAATGGTCGTTGATATTCAACAATTCTCATTGGATTTGGCATGACTAATGGAATGCGATTAATAACAGATAAACTTTCTAATTCTTTTAATTTTGGTTTTATTTCAGGCATAGGACTTACTAAATTGGTTGATCCGATTCCTTTCAAATAGGAGTCAATCTCTGTATAATTATAAGAGAGAGAACATGGGCTCATTTTACCGACTAACAAACCATCTCCAGCATAATTATTTGTGAATGCTTTACCATTTCCTTGATATTCATATATTGAATATAATCGCTGACATTGTCTTCCTTTTTCTTCTGCCATGTAGTTTCCTTTATCATTTTTATTTCTTGTAGAAGCCATTATATATATATTATATATCTTAAATATATTTTATCTTTTGATTCTTTTGATTCTTTTGATTCTTTTGATTCTTTTGATTCTTTTGATTCTTTTGATTGATTCTTTTGATTGATTCTTTTGATTGATTCTTTTGATTGATTCTTTTGATTCTTTTGATTGATTCTTTTGATTGATTCTTTTGATTCTTTTGATTCTTTTGATTCTTTTGATTCTTTTGATTCTTTTGATTCTTTTGATTCTTTTGATTCTTTTGATTCTTTTGATTGATTCTTTTTATCTTTTTACTAACCTATTTTGTAATAAAATATAATAATCATTTGTTTTTGAAAAATTGTTTGGGTTCTCTATGTATGAATTCCATAAATGATAAAAATCAGAAAAAAAATCATACGATAATAATATACAAAGTCCAGTTTCTTTATTTGTTGAAAACATTTTCGCAGATGCTAAATGATATAATTCATCAAATAATAAATTACCTTTTGTTTTTTGTATAATATTTGTCATATTACGGTTAACAGCAGATTCATCAAATAATAATTCGTCATATGTTTCGTCATCATAATTGCAATGTTTTATTTCAGATTTGATATTTGAAATATCCATATTAAAAAATAGGCGAAGTAATTCACGATATTCTTTATTATTTGAATACATATGAGTTATGTATTACTAAATACATAATATTTAATACATAATATTTATAGTATAATAAATATTATTTATCTGATATTATTTTCATTTATTTTTTGGTAGACCTTTTTGTCGTCTTACGCATCATTTTATTTTTACGAGAACCCTTTGATTTTTTCATACGACGAACTTTTTTAGATTTTCCACCCTTAAGTCCCTTCATAAAATTTCCGCCTTTAAGTGGATGATTTCCACCCTTAAGTGGATTTGCAGGTTCGGAATTACGTGCTAAAGCACCGCTAGTTGTTACATCATTATTTAATACTAACGCATCTTCGCCAAATTTGGTCATTTTATATTATATGAATATATATAATTTTGAATGAAAATAATCATTTTGACATAGTTACATTATTTATTTCACGTGCAGAAGCTCCTCCACGAATCCAACCATCCATAGCTAATTCTTGAACTAAATTTGATGGATTTGTTATTTGAGAACGCAATTCATCTCTCATTGGATATTGATTATAATCCATATATGATTTTTCAGATATAGTTCCAACGCTTTTTAAATCACGTATCATTTCACCTTGTTGAAGTTGTGCCTCTAAAGTTGGATCACCTCCTCCTCTTCCTAAATAAGGAACAGTTAAAAAGGGGCGTTGAAATAATTGAAGTTTTTCTGAAGGGCGTTCATTCTCTATTTTATTAAATAAATTAGATTCAATATCTATGACTGCACCCACAACACCACTATTTCTAACAGTTATTCCAGGTTGCTGTGTAGCAAATTGTAGTTGGCTATCTGAAGCACTATCACTAAAAAAATTGGAAAGTGTATATGTTCCAAATTTTGTATTTTGAATATTTTGTTGTGTTTTATCACTAATATCTGAGGTAAGGCTACCCATATTGTTAAATGTATAACTATAAAGAGAAGACATAATAATATATTATATACATATTTTTTATATTTTATTAGTTATTCAATTTGTATGTCTATCTAAATTTCTAGCACAAGCAAATAAATTTCCTTCTTTACATGATACCATACTTCCATAACAAAAATCGGCAAATCCTGCTTGGTCATTTGGTATAGTAGTTGCTGAATTAGAATAAAAAGGTTGTAAAGATTGTTCAAATACAAATTGTTCTCCTAAATCTGTAAATAATTTATCGGCAATATCTGGTTGTCCTGGATTTTGTTCTATTACTAATTGTTTTGCTTTATCTAATATTGAATCATTAATATTTTGATTAAATGCAGGTGGTGCTGGTTTTTTTTTTGGATTGAAATCATAATCTGGTATTAAAACATTCGAAAAAGGATTTGTAGATGAAGGAGTATCAAATGTGTTAATAGTGTTGGTATCATATTTTTTTAAAACTTCTAAAGCAGGATTTTCAAAATTTTCTGCGGTTTTATCTTTTTTAATTGTAATTGTTTTATTTAATTCTATGTTATGATAATAATGTAATAAATAAATTGCTACAATTGTAATTGCACCAATCAATAGAATACGAAAATTGCGTGAAAATAAAAAATGAATAATTGTTAAAAAAATAATTGTTCTAGAAATTGCATTTAGTTTTTGATTATATGTCATAGATTCAATTGGAAAAAACTCCATAATATATTCACTTTGAAGAAGAACATTTGGATTATCAGACCAAAAAGGAACTAATAATTTTGTAAATTCATCACTATATTCTCTATTATTACTTTTAGATTCAGTATGATGAGACATTATATATATTAAATGTTATATTTTTTACACCTTTACACATTAAAAATCATTGCATATCATTAGAAAACAAATCGATAAATATTTTATACAAGTTATTATGATAATATCACTAAATAATTATGATTCATACAAGTGAAGATTTATACCAGTGAAGATTTATACCAGTGAAAATTTAAAATGGAACATTTTAATTCTTCAAGGGTTTAAAATGTCCCATTTTAATTCATAAAGGGTTCAATAAAATTATATACTTCTTTTCAAACATGTTTTATCAACTACAAATGTCTCTATTTTTTTATCTTGCGGAACAATTTGTATAATACATTTCGATTTTTCTCCATATAATGATTCTGTGCATCCTTTTTCAGAAAGCGGTTTTCTTTTTTTTTGTGTTTTCCTACGTTTTATAAATTCCTTATATGATTTTGTACATCTAGAACGAAAATGTTCATATCGTTCTCTTACCATTTCATATGTCAATCCAGATTTTTTACCTAACATTTTATTAATTAATTCATGAAGATTATAAATATATCTAGAAAACGTAGCACGTGATTTCATATCTTTCCATGTTAATGGTAATTTTTTAAAATTCTTTTTTAAATTTTTACGGCATTTACCACAAGGTAATACATTCTCTAAATTTAATATAAAGGATTGATAATGACGTTTATTTTCACATGTTGGTTCATGTGGATAATTAAAACTCATTGCATGTAAATAATGCCACATAGGTGGTCCCCATACAGAAGTCAACATTCCATCTCCACTATTGTAATCTTTTTCTGAAAATATCACATTATTTGACATGATTGTTGATATATTAAATTAGTACAAAAAAAATATATACTAAAATATATTTAGCAATGTGTTTATTATAAAAATAAAATATATATGTCAAATATATATCTAAAATGGCAAATCTTATTACATATGTAAATACAATATTGAAACCTTATTATAAATATATTACTGGTTTATTATTATTAATTCTATTTATTTTGATATCAAAATTTCTATATGATACATATTTTGTTAAATATAAAAAAAATATGAATTATAAGAATGTAGCAAACGCAAAGAATACAAAAGACATTTGTTCCGTTTATTTTTTCAGTGTTGATTGGTGTCCACATTGTGTAAAAGCAAAGCCTGAATGGTTGAAATTCAAACAAGAAAATAACAATAAAATTATAAATGGATATATTTTGAAATGTTATGACATAGATTGTACGAAGGATAATGGAGACGAAGTTATTCAATTTGATGTATTAGATGTGAATAATCCTGATGCATCTAAAGAAATACCGATTACACCAACACCAATAAAGTTATCAGAAATGATTAAAAAATACAATATAGATTCTTATCCTACCATAAAATTGACAAAAGGAGATATGGTTGTCGATTTTGATTCTAAAATAACAAAAGATACGTTAACACAATTTGTGTTTAGTGTATAGGAAACCATTCTTTGAATTTATCTTTAAATTGATTTATTCCATTATATACCAAATATTTTCTATCTTCTTTGTTATGTAGAACTTGTAAACAAAAATCAAGTGTTGTTTCTCTTAAATAATATTGAATTTCGTAAGGAGTGTTTAGAGTTTTTTTTGTGGAAAAATAATCGAGATTATTAATAATTCTATTTAATAATACATTTAGTAAATCAAAAATATTAGACTCCGTATTGATAGATGAATTAATCGTATAATCACCTCCTAATAAAATACCGAATATTTCATCACGGTTCTCTACATTTTCTATACATTTTGAAATAGGATAATTTAAAAAAAATCCGCCATCTATATAGCATTTATTATCTTTGATTAATGGAGAAAATAACAAAGGTATTGAACAAGAAGCAGAAATGGCTTCTAATACTTCCCAATCAGGATGTGTCTTGTATGAAATATCGACTAATTTAAATGAATTTAGTTCAGTTACATAAATATGAAATTCTATTCCATTATAATCATATAATTCCTTCATTGTAATATTCATTTCTAAATCGACTGATTTTAATAATGGAGAAAAAAAATCTATAAAAAAATTGTGTTGAATTAATCCTTTTCTATCAAATACTTCGAGAACCGAACACATAGATTTTTTATAAAGAATTTCACATGGACGATTTATTAAAAAATCTTTTATAATATTATGGTCTATTTTTAAAGAAATTATTAATCCTACAAGTGACCCAACTGATGTGCCATATATAGAAACAATATCATCTGTATTTAAAAATCCACATGATATCGCTTCATAAATTATTCCAAAAGCAGACAATCCCCAAATAGAACCACCAGAAATAACTAGATGTTTTATTTTTCTTTGATTATCAGTGGCGTCAGCAGGTATATTATCAGTGGCGTCAGCAGGTATATTATCAGTGGCGTCAGCAGGTATATTATCAGTGGCGTCAGCAGGTATATTATCAGTGGCGTCAGCAGGTATATTATCAGAGGCGTCAGCAGGTATATTATCAGTGGCGTCAGCAGGTATATTATCGCTGGGTATATTCATATTATAAATAATAAATAATAAGAATGTTTATTTTGTTTACAATAAAATATTATATATGATATAGCAAAGATGTCTTGTTTATTGTATGTAAATGATGAAGAAGCCAATCGCAAAATAAACATTGACGATTTGTATGAAAAGAAACATCAACGTGATTTAAAACAATTATCTATTTTTAATAAAATATTAAATAGAATACATAAGAAAATTGAATTAACAGGTAGAAATAAACGACATGAAAAATCTTTATGGTTTACTGTTCCAGAATATATATTTGGAGAACCAAATTATGATCAAGGTGAATGTTTAGGATATTTAGTTAGTAAATTAGAAGAAAATGGTTTTTTTGTCAAATATATGCATCCAAATACATTATTTATTTCATGGGAAAATTGGATTCCATCATATACCAGAAATGAAATCAAAAAAAAATTAGGTATTGTTCTCGATGAAAAAGGAAATATAATACAAAGAATGGATGAAAATATAGAAATAGAAAGTCATGACCCAAATGTTCGTTTATTAAATCATAATAAAAATGTTGAAAAGAAAGAGCAAAAACAATATACATTAATTGATAAATATAAACCAACTGGAAATATGGTATATAATCCCGAATTATTTGAAAAATTAGAAAAAAAAGTTACATTTGCATAATAAATATTCAAGTGTATAAAATTGAAAATATTCTGTATAATGAATCAATCAATATAAAATATGTCAGATAAAGATACAGATATAAATATAAGAGATACAAATTCTCTAAAATGCGTTCAAAATGGAAAACATAAAAATAATAGAAATATAACATCAACAACATCAATGAAAAAACAAACACAAATTGTGGATGAAAAAAATGTTTATAAAAATACAATTACTAAAAAGAAAAAGATTTTATTATCAAAATGTGATAAAGATAAATTATGGGATATTTTTGATAAAGATAATCAAACAGATGAATGTATAACTCATGAAAATAATATTGAAATGATATATGATGGAAAAACTGAAGAATCAGGTTTATGTAAATTATGTAGTTCTACATTAATAATAATGGAAGACGGCTTTCCAACATGCACAAATAGTTCATGTAGTATAATATACAAAAACACATTGGATTATTCTCCTGAATGGCGATTTTTCGGCGCAGAAGATAAAAACGCAAATGACCCCACTAGATGTGGAAACCCGATTAATCCATTATTAATGGAATCTTCTTTTGGATGTAAATTACTTTGTAATACAAAATCATCATATGAAATGAAAAAAATTTCAAAATGGACATCATGGCAATCTATGCCTCATAAAGAAAAAGCATTATATGATGAATTTCAATTTATTACAGTTATGGCTCAAAATTCAGGTATTCCAAAAATTTTTATAGATGATGCAATTGCTATTCATAAAGATATTTCCGAACAAAAGATGTTTAGGGGATTGAATCGTGACGGCATTAAATCCGCTTCTATTTATATTTCTTGTAGGTTAAATGGTTGTCCAAGAACGGCACATGAAATCGCTGATATATTCAGATTAGATAAAACAAGTGCCACAAAAGGTTGTTCTATGGCTGTTAATATATTAGCAAATATTGAACGTAGTATTTCTCCAGAACAACAAACTGATTTATGCACTACAACACCTAGTTCATTTATTGATAGATATTGTAGTTTATTATGTATAAATATTGAATTAACCATGTTATGTAAATTTATTGCGAATAAAATAGAACAAAAAAATATAATAACGGATAATACACCTCATGCAATTGCGTCTGGAATAATATATTTTGTATCACAAACATGTGGTTTAAATATCACAAAAACAGATATTTATTTAAAATGCGGTATTAGTGAAGTAACGATTAATAAATGTTTTAAAAAAATGGAAGTTATCAAAAATGATTTAGTTCCCAAATGTATTTTGGATAAGTATAGTTGATTTCATTTGATTTTCTTATATAATGTTTTCATTGTCTGATATATTATTTGTTTATTGTATTATTTAGAAGAATCCTATTTTTTTATTGTTATAGCATTTTTTATAAAAAATTCTAATTTAAAATATAATATTTTTATATATGTCCGATATTGATAATATTACTTTTGTTATTGAAAATGAAAATGGAGAACAATCCATTATAGAAAATCCAGAAGAATACCCTGTTGAAGAAGTTCTTGTCGAACCAACACAAGAAGTCGTTGTTGTCGAACCAATACAAGAAGTTGTTGTTGAACAAACACAAGAAGTTGTTGTTGAACCAATACAAGAAGTTGTTGTTGAACAAACACAAGAAGTTGTTGTTGAACCAGCACAAGAAGTGGTTGTTGAACCAGCACAAGAAGTGGTTGTCGAACCAATACAAGAAGTTGTTGTTGAACAAACACAAGAAGTTGTTGTTGAACAAACACAAGAAGTTGTTGTTGAACCAATACAAGAAGTTGTTGTTGAACAAACACAAAAAGTTGTTGTTGAACCAATACAAGAAGTTGTTGTTGAACCAATACAAGAAGTTGTTGTCGAACCAATACAAGAAGTGGTTGTCGAACCAATACAAGAAGTGGTTGTTGAACCAATACAAGAAGTTGTTGTTGAACCAATACAAGAAGTTGTTGTTGAACCAATACAAGAAGTGGTTGTCGAACCAATACAAGAAGTGGTTGTCGAACCAATACAAGAAGTGGTTGTCGAACCAATACAACATAATATTATATTTGAACAAGAAGAAGTTGTCGTCGAATCTGTCGAACAAATCAAAGCGGTTCAAGAAGAAGCGGTCAAAGAAGAAACTATCGAGCCAATTCAAGAAATTTTCGAAGAAGAGATTATCGAACCAAATATTACATTTGAAGAAGATATGACTCTTGATATAACCACTACATCTATTCCAAAAATAATATTTATTGTGCCATATCGTGATAGAAAAGAACAACAACGATTTTTTTCATTTCATATGAAAAAAATAATGGAAGATTATAAAAAAACAGATTATAAAATTATTTATTCACATCAAAATGATAATAGAGAATTCAATCGAGGAGCAATGAAAAATATAGGATTCCTATATGCAAAATCATTATATCCTAATGATTATCAAAATATTACATTTGTATTTAATGATGTTGATACTATGCCATATAATAAGAATTTTTTGAATTATGAAACTGAAAAAAGAAAAGTAAAACATTTTTATGGATACACTTTTGCACTTGGTGGAATTGTATCTATGACTGGTGCAGATTTTGAAAAAATTAATGGATTTCCTAATTATTGGGCATGGGGATATGAAGATAACGCACTTCATAATCGTGTAAATATAGAAGGATTAACGATTGATAGAAGTAAATTTTATCCTATATTAGACAAAAATATTCTGCAATTAAAAGATGGAATAACAAGAATTGTAAATCGTGGCGAATTTAATAGATATGCAGATGAATATAAATACAAAAATAATATTGATGGACTAAATAAACTTTCAAATATTTCCTATACATTTGATGATAATACATCATTTTTAAATATATTTACATTTGATACACCGATTATACAAAACCCAGAATTAACCCAAATTTATGATATAAGAAATGGAAATACACCATTTATACCAAAAAAACCTTTTAGAAGGGGAGGAAGTATGAGAATGGTTATGGAGTAAATATAGAGACATTATACACCGATGAACATTTGAATTGGAACGGTCATATTTGATGACCGTGCTTTTCAATTGATTTATCGATAATATTGCCCTTGAGACATCTAGTGGAACGCCTAAAGGCGTTCCATTTAAGATCTTCAAGGGTGTAAATATCAAAACATTTTTTCAGCATATTCAATAATATCATTTCTTAAAGTAATATTTTCATAACTATTTATATCTAAATTATATGTCAACTGATTATTATGAATACGGTATAATAATAATACATCAGGTAATGTATATGCAATGTTATATGTTTTTAAAATCCTTGCTAATATATCATAATCCTCATGAATATATAGTATTCTGTCATCATTCGTTCTATAATTACCAATTTTTGAAATAGCCGATTTTCGATAACATAACGTGGGATTATTCATATACCAACTATATTTGTTATTGTATATATCCTTCCATGTAATTATATTTGGGTGATTTGTTTCAGATACAAATATTTTCTTGCCAATTAATTCCGTCTTGCCAATTGATTCTAAAACAGTTTCACTTTGAGTAAATAATTTAATATTTGTCCCACAAATAACCACTTTCGGGTTTTCATTCATAAATGACAATTGTATTTTAATACGGTCAGGTAACATAATATCATCTGAATCCATTTTAAAAACCAATTCATTTGTGCATAATGATAATCCGACATTAGATGATTTTGCAGTTCCAATATTACTATTATTCTTTTTATATACAAGACGTGTAAATCGTGTAGATTTTTCAAAATGATGTAATAATTGCTCAAGGATTTCTGTATTTTCATCGGTTGAACCATCATTTATCCATACTAATTCAATGCCAAAATATCCATTTTGACATTTAATCGAATCCAGACATTCTTTGACATACGTATTATTTGTATTATAACTAGCGATTAATACTGAAACCCATTCAGTTGGTTCATATAATTCTTTTGGTAATACAACTGAATTCATGGTATCATAACTTTGTTTTGCAGTTCCCCATTCTTGATACCCATATACTTTTTTATGTCCTTCATATGGTCTACTTCCAGTAAAATGAATAGGTAAAAAACAATGACTTGGGTATATTGAAACATCCTGATATTTTCCAGTTTCTAACATTTTAGTAAGAAGAGCTGGTCCAACACTAAACCATGCACGTGTTTTTTTTATTAATTCATCTGATTCATTACTTAATATCCATTTTATGATATCGGAACATAAAGGATGTTTTGGAATAAATCCCATTGTTCCTGTTGCAATTAATCCATCTCTAACATTTTCATTTTCATATGTAGCAAATGCTGTTTTTCCTTCAAAAAACTCATCAAATGGTTCAATACATATTGAATCGGCATCAACGAAATAACCGCCGTATTGATATAATATTTCCCATCGAATAATATCTGCTTTTCCATTAATTTCGGAAATCATATTTATTTTTTCATTACATCTTAGATGTAATTTATTACTAATTTCTTGTTCATTCCATAAAATATATTCGAAATCGGGATGTTTATCTTTCCATGTTTTCATAAGATTTGTAGGAGCTTCCTTTGGTCCAATCCAGATTTGATGAAGTATTTTTGGTATAGTCATATAAAAATATATTAAATATATATTTTTATATTTTTTTTTGATATTCTATTAATTTGAATGTGATTCCAATTTCTGTTTGATTTTCCCAAATACCTGAAAATTTAATATAAAATGAGGATGGTTTTTGAGAATAATATTCATATTCTTTGTAATATTTGATTGATCCATTTTGTAGCTGATTCTTTAAATTATAGATTATTGTTTTATTTTGTATATTTGTTTCACGTTTTTCTGAAAAATATTGAAGATAATAATGGAGAAGTTGTTTTTCTATGTCAACCATTTTTTGAATTATTTCTTTATTATTAACAGTATCCAATTGTATTATATTCTTTGAATTATTTTTATTTATTATATTTTTTATTGGAACATCAATATAAAGACCATTCATTGATATACAATTATTCGAATAAATTATTTTTGTGAATACTCCATCCATAATCATATTTGTTTTTTTATCTAAAAAATATACATTTGATATATCAAAATCATTTGAATATAATAAAATATTCATTTCTAAAGTAATAAATATTTAAATTTTATATCATTTATAAAGCGATTATAAATATCAATTGACACTTTACATAGGTGTTTCATAATTAAATTTTGAATTATTACCACTAGATGTTTCATTACCAAGAGGTGTTTCAGATTTTGATTTATTACTACTTGGTGTTTCACTATTCGATACATTACTTATTGGATTACTGCTACTACTTGTTGGATCACTACTGGTGGTTTTGCTTGTGTCAGATTGTGGTTTCGGTTCAGAATCATTTATTCGAATTTCTAAAGCTTCATAACTATTAAAATTGGAAAAAATAATTACTAAATTAAAAATTATAATGAAAGATAAAATAACGTTTTTTAGAGTAATTTTCATGGGAATATATATATAAATACTATATAAAAATGTCAAATTATCCAATTGGATTTCCACAAAAAATTACTGCATGGAAAAGAAAAACATTATTTCAAGTTGTAGCAACAATACAAAAGAATTCAAATAAATCATCAAATCTAACTCTTTCTCAAATTCGAAAAGCATTGCCATTAAAAATATTCCGTAAAGAAATTCATAATATAAATGGTCAAACAGTAATGAAAACCTGTAGTGGACGTATTTCTACTAAAATAACAGATATAGATATGCCAGGAAGTACGATTGTATCAGAAATACCTCATACATATTCAAACGGTTTAGTAAATACATTGGACATTAATCAAACAACAATATCTGCAGAAAATGGTGCATGTAATACTGCAAATAATTGTTTTTCACCTACATACAATGCACGAAAAAGAGTTCGAAGTGCAGGTATGATTCAAAAAAAATTCAATATAGACAATAATAATGATATATATAGTACTAGTACGCAACAATATTTAATTTCTCGAAATAGAACAATAAAGCAAAATGAATTTCATTATATCCGAAAAGGAAATGCTGGTTTAATACCTGGACCAGGATTAGCGTCTAGTAATATATATTCTCCTAGTGGATTAAGTCATTGTTATCAACCATTCATTTCTGTTTCAAAGAATAACAATACTTTTACATATAAATGGAGTGTTTCAGGTACTACAACAACTTATACAGTAACTATACCAGATGGGAAATATGATATTTTCGCATTAAATAATGCTTTTCAAACGGCACAATATACAAACAAAACATATGTAAATTCCAATGGGACAAACAAATTTTTAATGAATTTTAGTTATGATACTAACACGCAAATCATTTATTTAAATGCAAATAGCATAAATTATAGTTTGGGTTATAGTATACCATCAGGTGGTTGGACAAGTGGACAAATTACCACATCCATTACTATTTTAAATAATAATTTTGGAAATCTAATTGGATTTATACCAGGCGATTATTCTGGCCCAAATGCAGCATTTAATTGTGGTTGTATATTACCAAATTATGTGACTCTTATTTACAAGCCCAATAATTCCGCATATGGGGTTCAAGGAGCAGTAGAATCGAGTGCACGTATTCAACGTTTAAAATACAATACTATTAATACTGGTGCTTTCTCTATTAAATCTGCATATGGAACAGCTGCCGCAAATGCATTAGCATATGGTGTTTCTGAACAACCATATACAGTGAAAACATCAGTAGGAGATAAACCAAAATATACCCCCGTTATCAATCCAAGAAATGGTATTTTATGTAAAAAACGATTTATTTATAGAAAATAAAATAAAATAAAATGAAATGAAGAAGAAAAATAAATATTTGAGGGTTCAACTCTTCAATTCTAATAAAAAATTGGTTAAAAATATATTTGTTGGATTATTTAATATATTATGTGGAATATTATATTTAATACACCAATCCGTTGATTTTTGAATATTCGTTTTTATAAGCATTTCTATTTTTTCCAATTTTGTTTTTGTTTCCATTAATGATAATGTATAATGTATATTTTGTATTTGTTTTTGTCCAAAAATAGCATTATATTCTTCCATTTTTTTTATGAATAAATAAGAAATATCGATATTTAAAAATCGCAATGTATTTTTTTCTGTATCTAACATTTGTTCAAAACAATTCATTAAATAATTGTAAAACATATCATGATTATCATATAAAAAACCGATACAAACAATATATTTTTCAGAATTCGCATATCGACTTGTTTGTGGTTTCATTATATATACTTTTTCATAAAATGATGATAAAATATACAAAATATCAATTGTATGTTGCATAAAACAATCAAATATTTTCAATATAAATTTACCTTTATATTTCTGTATAGATAACGCATATGCAACTTGAGCAAATAATAATTTTCCAATAAAACTTTCTTGTTGATTAAAATCAATTGAAAAATCAAATCCACCGTCTGCCGTTATAAAATCCACCGTCGATTTGTATTTTTTAGTAACATATGTAAAGTTTTCCAAAGATAAAATATTACCTGTTCCATCTTTCCCATTTTCTAATTTGACATTTGAATATGTTTTGAAAAATTGTTCGCTTTTTTTCCAAGCAGGTATATTCGCAAATTTGCGATTTTCATCTAATAATGTCATTCCAATATATGTATCTTCTTTCGAATTTCGCAATTTAACAAGTGCTTCTATAAAGCCACCCGGTCCTTCCGCTAAATGAAAACTTGTAATTGGTTCTGTATAATTTATATGAAATGTATTCATTATTTCAATCATTTTAAAATATGATCTAGAAAGAGGTTTGTATTTAGAAACTGATTTTTTTTTCAAAGGAACACCTGTATGAATATATTCATATGGATTTGTATATTTTTTATATGTATCCCATTGCTTTTCTCTTGATGTTATTTTTTCTTTTATATTATATAAATAATAACATAATGATTGTGATATAACTGATATTGGTATGCCTTCTGTCGTCGTATATTCAATATTTTTATATAATATATTACTACTTCTTGGTAATAAAAAAAATGCCATTATACTAAAATTATAATCAATATATATTTATATTCATTATATGTTCTATATTCATTAAGGGATAGTAATATCATTACATGAATATCATTACATGAATACATATAACTAAAATAAGTGATACATATAAATAAATAGGTTTCTTTCATCAGGTCGTAATAATCCCAATAAAATATTTATTTGGGTTGATACATTTTTCTTTTCTAATAATAAAACATATTTATCAACGTCTTCATTTGTTTGTAATTGTTTATTTCTTTTACATATATTGTAAAATTTATCAACATAACCCAACATGGTAGGATTATCGTCGTTTGCATATGAAAAAATATCATTTATTAACCAATTTTTATCTTCTGGTTCTGGTTCTTCTCTGTCTATTACCCAAAAATCAAAATATAATTGTGATAATTGTGTTTTTAATTTTGTATAATTCACAATATCTTCCAATAATTCTTTGCTTTGTGTGTTATATGTATATGAAATAATTTGCGATAGTATATCAGATGGCAATTTATGTATGAATTCGACGTTTTTCATATTGTATTTATATTATATCATATTATATTTTACGTTTGAATCGTTTTGCAATAGTTGATTTGATATTTGGAATGTTTACATTACCATAATCTATGTACAAACTGTTTTTTGTTTTATCATTGGTATTGACATCATAAGCATCAACAATATTCACTGCATCAGCATCAGCATCAGCATCAGCATCAGCATCAGCATCAGCATCAACATCAGCATCAGCATCAGCATGAACAATATTCACTGCATCAGCATCAGCATCAGCATTAACTACAGAATAAGTATTCACATCAAGATAGTTGTCACTTTCTACAACAGAAAATAGTTCAGGGGCAGTTTTGCGTAATTTTGTTCTCATTTTTGTCTTTTTAAATTCTCCTCTAATTGCCCGTTGTTTTTTAATTGTTTTTGAAAATTCCATTTCGATTTCATCCATCTCAATTGTGGTATTTATGGTATTAGCACCTTTCAAAAACATCTTTGCAATTTTGTTTGCATCTACATTTGTAGTTTTCTTAAATATAAAATATCTATTCAAAAATGAAAGTGATTTTTCAATCGATGACATAAATGGTGCATTTTTATAATCTGCTTCATGTCGAGGATTTCGTTTAATTTCTTGTTTCATGTCTTCATATAATTCTGAAAATAAACCACTATTATTCGGCATTTTCATTTGTAAAGCTTCATCTTTTGTTATTAATACAAATCCATAATTAGACAGCATTTCTTCCAAATAATTAAAATTCACTAAATATTCACGTGCAATATTATTAATACTTTCTTGATAAACATCGATGGCATATCCCAATGACGTTTCATCATCTGGAAATCCAGTATCATTATATCTTTTACATATTTCGCAAATTTTCACACGATTTCCATTATTATCATCAGTATTGAATGCAACACATTCACCATCTTTTTTTTTCTGTAACATTTTAAATATCGATTTTCCATCATAACATGTTCCAACAAAATATCCATTTATTTTGGTACATTCTGATAAATTTCGCATAAACCCATGAAATTTTATAGGATTTTCAAAGAAATAATGAATTGCAAATTGACAAGAACTGATATTAAATCCATTTTCACCAATACCATATTGTGCAACAGTTGCTTTACCAATAATAGTTGTGTCTTTCGACCCTTTTCCAAAAATGGCATTCGCTACCATTCCATCTTTATTACCAGTAAATGCTTTTAAATCACGAATATTTAATCCACTATCACCTACTAGAAATATTGCTTTTGGCATCGAATTATTATCTTTTCGAAGATTTAAATATCTTGCACAAGCACCTCTCTTCCTATTATGAATATTTTGTGGAGATACATCTATTCCAAAAACGAATGATAATTTACTTGCAGACCATTTTGCCAAATCACCCGCCATTCCAACTGCATAATCGATTAATGTGTCATCTCTATTTGAAACACCCATTATTAATTTCTTTTTGACAAATAAATTATGAAAATCACGTAACCCTTGTGTGTTATTTTGATTATTTGATTTATAATAAACGCCTTCATCTTCAATTAAATCAGGAATATTTTCGCCCGTTGTAATCATATCTGTTATAATAGGGTAATGAATCGAACGCCAATTACTATTCGCAACTCGGTAAGCATTTCCAAATTGTTTTTCTCCATTTTTCAATTTTTGCGTTTTATCATAACGAACCCTTAAAGGAACCCATCTCATATCTACGGGCATGTTTTTATCATATCTAAATTCTACTATATTAAACTCTTCGAAATAATCGCCTTCTTCCGATGTCATAAATAAATTAGACCCATCATTTTTTAATTTTATTTTTGAAATATATGCATTTACATCATATGGATCGCTAGGAATAAATAATTCGGCTCTATAATCTTGTTGTTTTACTCCTGTTTTTGTAGATGGTAATGGAATATTATCATTCAACATATCCTGATATGGATTCATAAATCCGTCTTCTTTTTCATTATATCCACACATCAATTCCAATGTTTTATATTGTTCTATTATTTGATTACCTAGTGTATTAACACCATCTTGAAATATATTTATTATTTCATCTTTTCCCGTTTTATCTTTTTTGATAGTTACTAGAAAATCAACTGTATTTTGTTCAACTGGTTTCCATTTGAATGATAATTCCCATGTGCTGTTATTCAATGGACCAACAAGACCTGGTCCAGTTCCACCGACACCAGTATTTGTTGGTGTAAAAATAAGACCATCTGTATGATATTTGAATAATTTATCTTGAACATTTTTTAATATATTGGAACAACATTCAAATACATTTTTGTTAGGAGAAACGACTTGAAAATGTTTGCACTGAATAATTAATTTGCAGGAATATTCCATTTTCGGTTTTATCTTTGTTGTTTTGCCGTTTTTTGCATCAAACCAAAATTTTTCGCCTTTTTTTGTTGTTTGTTCTGTCCATTTGATAATCGTTTTTTCGCCGACAATAGAAGATGGTTTTAATGAACTAACGAGTTGTTGTAATAAAGGTAAACGATAATTGTTTTCTAATTCTCCTTCTAAATCCGGATAAAATAATTTCTCTCGAACACTTTTATTATTTATATAATATACATCAAATGCTGCATACAAATTCAACGGTTCTCCATTTTTGTCGGTTTTTATATGTTCTCCATCTAAAATACTATTGTATATTGTTTTTTCTTCCGTTTTCATACCACTAAATTCCACATTGAAATTATTATCTATAAGATAGATTCGTCCTTCTTCATTAATAAAAAGCAATTTACGCTCTCCATCTGCTTTATCAGTAACCGTATAATTTTCCAATACATTGGCATATAACGATCCTTCTTTCTTTGGTAATATATGTTCTCGTTGTAATGTTATTGAGCCTGGACCAATAAAAGAGAAATTGGAGAAGAATTCACGTTTATCATTTATTTTTATTTTTTTATATTGATAGTCTTTATCGTTATTACGGATTGTTTTCATATATGAATTTAATACAATATCACGTTCCGTAAATGAAATTGGATAATAACATTGTTGAATTCCACATAAAACAATTCGAATACATTGTCTCAAAACATTCATAACTTTTTCTGGTGTATTATATATTGTTCCACTACCAACTTTTTCATTATTAATTTCTAATTCAATTTCATATGTTTCTACATTCTCAAATACACCCGCTTCTTGAATGGTATATCTTGGAACTGGCACATTTGTTCCCATCGGTATAAATCGCCTTTCTGCACCACCTACAACTAGTCCATCAAGTCCTGCCATATCGGCTCCTCCTCCTACTCCTACTCCCACATTTTTTGAAAATTTTTGAGACGAACGAATAATACTTAAATCGGCAAATATAGGAAAATCTGGATGTTCAAATCGAACACGATTCAATAATCGAAATGTTTTTTTGTGGTCAGACCATTTATCTACTACAGATTTAATAAATGGAACTTGAACACCAAATGATTGTTCTAATTGATATGAAACACGAAAATTCATATCGAACATATCAATCGGTTTTTGCCAATTATCATTTGTGTCTTTTGTCGAGCTTTTTTTTGTAAATTTGAGTTTGTTCATTACATTTGATGTCATATCTGATATTTTTTGGATACTGTTAGTTCTACAATATTCTTGTATTAAATCAATTCCTACTATTTCTGCACGTATATTTGACATTTTTCGTTCATCTGTAAGAGAATCTTGATAATTAATACGAAGCATTTGAATACCGTTTTGATTATCTGTTTTAAACCCATTCGAAAGAAGCTGTTTTACAACATTATCATAATTTATTTTTGATAATTGTCGTCCACTCTGTGTATTTGTTCCAAAACGAATTTCAAATTCATTCTCTTTTTTATCGCCTCGAAACATTGGATTACCACCATCTAAATATTGTTTCAAACGTTTATTAAAATCTTCTTTGGCAATATCCATTCGTTTTTTATCGGTGGCAATTGGATCTTCTTTTTTTTCATTATGATTCATTATTTCGGCTTGTTGGCTTTTCATAAAATAATATATAATAAATGTATATATTATTTTCTTATTTATACTGATTCTAATCAATTTTACGCATTTGAATAATAAAAATAAAATTTCAAATTCAAATTAAAATGTTCCACAATGTTCCACTATTTTATTATATAATTCCTGTTTTTTTATTTTCTTGATTGATTCATCGTTGATATTCAGTTTTTTAACAATTTCATCTAAGTCACATGATTTATATGTTGATATAGCCTTCAATGGTTTTGTATAATGTTCTAAACATAGCATTGTGTTTTTTATTTTTTCATCACTTTCTTTATTTTCATCCATCGACATATCAAAACAATATTTTGTCTGTCCACGAATACCTTTATTTTTATACAATATACATGTTTTTATTGGTGTTGATGTATCATTTGTGTGATAATCAAGATATATATTCTTTGATGAATCAACAAGTAAAATACGAATATTATAATATACTACTAATCCAATAACACCCATTAATGTTGTTTCATTTTGAAATGAAAGATATTCTGAATATATTTCTTGAATATTACCGTTGGTAATCTTATGATTGGTTGTTTTTAAACATTTCGAATTTTCTTTAAAATAAGTAATCATTTTTTGTTTTTCTTCTAATTCTCGATTTCCATATCTTGAACCAATTGTTCGATATTCACTGTAACCATATATATAAATAAATATACACCAAAAAATGCTATCCTTCTGTTTTGGTTCAAACATTTTGATTTCTTCTTTCGATTTTGGAATAGGCATTGGCTTTTCTTCTTTCGATTTTGGAATAGGCATTGGCTTTTCTTCTTTCGACTTTGGAATAGGCATTGGCTTTTCTTCTTTCGATTTTGGAATAGGAACAAGATTTTCTTCTTTCGATTTTGGAATAGGAACAAGCTTTTCTTCGTTCGACTTTATATTCGATGGTATTATATGCATATCATAAAAAAATGATTCTAATTTATTTATTTCATTTGGACTATCAAATTTATTATATTGATAAAAAATTTGATTTAATTCCCTATATGTCATAACAATTATGATTTTATATTATATATAATATAAAATCATATCTTTATATAATTATTGATATATATTCAAGTGTTCAAGTGTTCAAGTGTTCAAGTGTTCAAGTGTTCAAGTGTTCAAGGATTTAAGGGCGTAAAAAACGAATTTTTGAATCCATCTTTTTGGCATTCTAAAGGGGTCAATACCTGTTCTTGGTCTTGGACATATTTAATATAACAAATCAATTCTTGTATAGTGTTTTCTGGCAAAAAAGACATATTTATATAAATACCACTTTTATTTTCATTAATCGTAGATGAACTATTTTTAATTATTTTCAAGATTTCGATTTGATGATGTTTTGGTAATTCTTCAATAATACTTTTCATTTTTTCCAAATCCATATATTATTATTAGAATGAATAATATAATATATTTATATTATTTACATTATTTACATAAAAAATCAATTTTTATTTTGTCGATTCATTATGTTTTTCTTTTGATAATGTTACATCTAATGGTAGATCTAATTTTTCTAACCTATATTGTCCACAAGGACCACAATGGTCTTCATTTGATAAATCGACTTTATTATTTGTTTTATTATTACAATTTTCCATTCTCCACCTACCAAGAGGTTTTGGCAATTCCTTTGAACTATAAATAATATGTTTTATGATACTTCTTACAAAATTCATTATGTATTATCTTTATGTATAATATTTTATATTATCTTTATATAATATCTTTATAACATTCTTATATAATATCAACTAATTTGCCAATAGCACAAATATTCGAATCATTTAATTCGAATCGAATACCAATAATACTTACAACTAATTTTGAGTTTTCCACAATTTTTTCGAATTTGAAATTATTTATATGATGGTCTCGTGCTATAAACACTGTGATTGGTACATTTTTTTCTCTATCAATAACTTCTGTATGAATTCCAGCCTTAGTTACCGTTTTACAGATGACTTCAACTAACATACCATCTACTGGATGACATACCATACATTCAAATGTAACTTGAAATTCAACTAACCCAGAAACAACTTTTCCCGATGAATATGTCAATATATGAACAGATTGTGGACGAATAAATCCTTCGACAATACATTTTCCTTCTGTCTTATGAACTATCATATGTTCTAAATTTTGTTTGAGATTTTTACCAACTTCCGAAATCGGCAAAACGATCTTCATATTCAAAATAGACGAAATATATGGTTCATATATAATACGTTTTTCATCAGTCGTAATATATTTGGTATTTTGTTTTTTCATGCTAATTATATAATAGATATATATATTTATATTGTTTTATTCAATTTTATACGTTTCTTTTTTATACGTTCCAAAAAGAATATCAAAAATGGGAAATAATAAACAATAATTATAGCAAGGTAATTTATGATGAATATAATGATGTTTCCAATATATATTGGAATGTGATATAAGAGATGTTGTTATATACATATATATAATTAGACTTTGTTCAATAACTGATATTTTTATGAAGACAGAAGGAAATAGTAATGAAAACATGAAAGCAATTTCATCGACGTCTGTTAAAAAAAATGTATCAAATGGATATACAATAACATTTTCATGATGTTTTTTATGCACTTCTATATAATGATATTTATGAATAATACGATGATACATATAATAATTGGCTTCTATAAAAAAACATATTTGTATCATTGAGAACAATGATTCAAAAATATTACAATGTTCTCTATATAGAATAATATTTTCTGAAACAATATATATCATTCCAAAAGATTTAAATGTTAAAATTATCATATTTTTACCAATATCTTTTATTCGTTCTATTCGTTTTTCTGGATTTATAAATGGTTTATTATTTATATAACAAATAATAAATATTGTTATTGCGGAAAGTGAGAACGAAGAAATTAAAATATATATAGAATATATTGCATGCATATAATATAATATAATATTTTTATTTATATTATACGAAGGATTACAACATTATATAATTCTCAAGTTTGTAATATTCATTTCATTTGATTGTTCAGGACCAAAAAATAAAATTATACCATTACCGCCTTTTATACTATTCTGTTCTGTTATCCATCTCATAAGAATCTCTAAAATAACACATAAATCGGGTTTTTCTATAGAAGTTCCTGAATAAATACCATGTTCATTTAATATAATACCTATTTTTTGTGCAATTACTGGTTTCGATGCATCTTCACATTTCGCCCCTTTATTATTACGTTTTTGTGTCATATCTTTTATTTTAAACGACAATTCTTTCGCTTTAAATGGACTCATAAATCCGATTTCTGTTTTATTTATGCGTTCTTTTGGAATAATAAATTTGTTCGATCTATGCATTTTGAACGATTCTTTATCTGTATATTCTGCTTCATTCCATTTACCATCCTCATTCTCTACATATAATATATTTGTTTCTCCGTTAGATAAAATAATGGCTTTTTCGTTCTCATCATTTTCAATCAATAAATCATCAAAATATAGTTTAAAAATATTTTCATAACCATTTTTATTTTTATATTCTGGAGAATAAATATTCGATACAATAATTAATTTTTCATTAATATGTAAATAATCTAAAAAATGATAAATAATATATTTATTTACAAGATCCTCTGGAATTTCATGAATACCTAATAATTCAGGAATAACTACATTTGCATGTTTATACCAATTCTTATCGGATGCCTTTACAGAAATATTTTTTTCAGATACTATTTTCATTACATTTATTACTTTTTTCATAATATCTTCATATGAACCTATCACAGTTGATGGTTCCATTATTTCTTGTTGTTCTTTTTGAAGAAGCACATCTTTCTGAATAATATCTTTTGGCACAAGAATTTCTTTCGGTATTATTTTGATTTCTTTCGGTAATTCCATTTTTAAACTTGTATGTTTATAATCTACAGGTATTGATCTTTCAAATATAGATGCCGATTCATCCATAATTTCGTTCGGTTGAAATACATAATAATTACCACGTGAAACTAAATATCCTGACCGTCCATATTTATCTGTTAATTCATATGTTTTATTATTTATAAATCGAGTTAATGCATAATATATATGTTCAATTGGATATTTTTTAACATGATTTATTGCATTTATTAAATGTTCTCGTTTATATATTACTTTTTCCAAAAATAAATCACGAATTTTTTTCATAATAATGATAGAATTATTCTTTACAAATGGTTCTTCATATGTTGTTTTTATAATATTATTATCACTTAATTCAGGTAATTCATTGCGTTTTATACATTGATAACTACAATTATCCATATAATCACATATATCTGTAAATGGTGAATCGCCTATTTTAAATGGCACAGTTTTTCCAGATGACAAATTAATTTTTATATTTTGGTTCTCAACAAATTCTAATAATTTTTCTTCTGTAAAATTTGTTTGTGAAATATTTAGTTGACAATCGACCGATATTTCTTTTAATATTCGTGTAACACGGCCTATTTGAACGGCCTTTTTTTCCGCACTTCGATATACATATAAATCGGCTGCTTCCTCATCTTTATCGAGAATTGTTCCATGTAGATATATTTCAACATTACGTTCTTCAAATGGTAAATTACAATGACTTAAATTACGGACACCTCGTCCTATAATTTGTTCATTTCGATTCATATTGTACCAAGGCTCTAAAATATGAACTTGACGTATATTTTTAAAATCCAATCCTTCTGAGGCTGCTCTAGAAATAATTATTACTTTTACAAGTTCTCCATTTGTATTCTCTTTATTTGTAACATATTTAATATCATCATTATTATTTTGTGAAAAATCTTTATCACCTGTTATAATTACGTATTTTGCTGGTTTAAATTCGGTTAATGTTTGCATTTGTGATTTCGGTTTCATTGTTAAAGAATCAATCAATTCTTTTTTAGAATTGACATTATTAATAGATTTTAATAAATTAACATTATGAGATTGAGTCGAAGCATATCTAGAGAACCCCATAGATTCAAGTGCTAATGCCATTGGTATAACCCCACCATCAATATATTGAGAATATATTATAATGATACCTTTTGATGGTTTCTTTATTATATTACAAATATTTGATATTTTTGCACTATATTTGTGTATATGTTCTGGAGAAAAGATTTCGCCATATTTTTTCAAAATATCTTTTTTGTATTCAAATTTGCTTCTTTTTGGAACGGGATCATATGATGTTTCATATTTCATAATATTTGATAAACCAGTTTTACCAATAATTGATTTAATAATTTCTTTGTTCTCTTCTTGGTCAAATGTTTCCAAATCTAAAACATGATTTATTTTATCTAAATCCAGTTTCTTTTGTATCATTACATCTAGTTTGGGATTAGGATATACCATAATAAGTGATTCTAACGGTGCCAATAAAAGTGTATATCCAAAACTTTCCATGTTCTCGAAAGATGGCATAATTCTTGTTTTTCCTCGCTTATCTGTAACATTATTTGTTTTTAATCCTAAATAGGTTATAATAAATTGATAACCTTTTGATTGATATTCTCCTATTCCATTTTTATAAACAGGAACATATTGAAGAGGTTCTATTATTTGAGCCTGATTCATTTGTATTGTAGGATAATTCTTTCCTGTAATCAAATTGTCTTCATCAAATGTCGATGGATAAATTCTATATGGAAATATATAAGGGTTCTCACCTCTAACATATGATATATAACCAGTTAATTTACGAATTAATAATTCTTTCCCTTTGTTTAGGTCTCCTTCGATAAATGTCCCATCATTATTGAATACATCTTCATTTTTGATTAATCCACGTTTATCATTTGCATTTAATAAATTCGCTAGCCATATAATTTCATTATATGAATTATATAATGGGGTTGCAGATAGTAATAGTAATCTCATATTATCACTTTTTTTTGCAATTTCATTTAATAAAATAGATGTTAATTTATTTTTATTTGCATCACTAATACGAATATTATGTATTTCATCTATAATTACAAGTCGATTATTAAAATGTGATTTAATCTTTTTTGTTCTCAAAATATTCGCATCTTTTTCTGATAATCCTGCATCTTCTGGTATAAAAGTCACTTTTTTAATATAATTTGCAAATTCGCCTTTATCACCCATAAATACATAATAATTATTAATTAATGAACGTATCTGTGATGATATTTTTTCTTTTGTTAATCCTCTCAAATTTGTTGGATTAATTTCATGTAATAATGCATTTCCAATACAAGTATTCAAATTCCAATTACCGTCTGGCATTAATTCTAATTTTCGTTCATCAAATAATTGAAGACGAAAATTGTCTTGAACATTAGGTGATGCAACAATAATTATTTTTTTTGTAAAACCGATTTGTTTCATATATCCTCGCATTTCTTCTGCTATACCGATTGCACTACATGTCTTACCTGAACCTAATCCATGATACAATAATAAACTATTATATGGTGTTTGAAATGATAGGAAATTTTTCACAAAAAGTTGATGTGGCATTAATTCGAAACTGCTTTTACATAATATATCGGCTTGTTCTCTTATATTTGTGATTTTACCATCATATTTCGTATCTGCAAATTCTTGTCTTCTAGCAATCTTATAATTGAAATCTGGATCATCTAATGTCGGATATAAATATGTTTCTGTGTCTTGTTGTTTTAATAAAGCGTTATATTCTAATTTTTCCTTTTTTAATAAAAAATCATTTTTGTCATTTGTTTTTATTATCACTTGTGATGGGATTGATTCTTTCGACGGTTCTTCTATAAGTGATGGGGTTGATGGTGTTGATTCTTTCGACGGTTCTTCTATAAGTGATGGTGTTAATGGTGTTGATTCTTTCGACGGTTCTTCTATAAGTGATGGTGTTAATGGTGTTGATTCTTTCGATGGTAATAATACATTTGTAACAGATGATATTACATTTTTGACAGTTGTTATTATTTGTTCAACTGGACTTTCTACTGGAGTTGCCACTGGAGTTGCCACCACTGGACTTTCCACCACTGGAGTTGCCATCACTGGACTTTCCACCACTGGACTTTCCACCACTGGACTTTCCATATTTTCATCTATTATGTCTAATTTAATTGCTTTTTTTCTTGTAACTCTTCTAGCTGGTTTTATTTTATTATTATTTTCATCAACAATAACACCTTTTTTTTTATTTCGCAAGGATTGTTTATGTTTAATTAATTCATCACTCATTTTAATACATTTTCCTGTTTTAGGGTCCTTCCTTTCTCCTTTTGGACAACGTTTTTTATCCATATATTATAAGATTCTTACAATATATTGACAAAATATATTTATGCTAATTTACAACCAATAAGACATTTATATATATTTTGAATAAGTGCTTTTTTTTCTAAATTATATGGACGTATACATTCAATACATTCATTGTATGTTTTCCATTCTATTTTACTGACTTCAGTTTTATCAAATTGTTGTATAGCAGTAATATTTTCATCCATTTTCATCAAATAATATTTATGTTTATAAGATTTATAATTTGACCCCATAAATATCTCTTCAAATGGCATAATATTTTCAATATTGTGTAAATTTTTTTGTGAATACCCTGTTTCTTCCACAAATTCACGAATCGCACAAGCCATATCTGTCTCATTATTATTACGTCTTCCTTTTGGAAACCCCCATTCCGCTTCATTCCATATTGAACCATTATTTGACACATTTATTAATTCTTCTAATGTATATGATTCATTGTGTGTCATTATACCAGAAATAAGAGCATTAAATTTATCAAGTGAGATATTTTCTTCATTTTTATATTGTTGTGATATTAGATTATTACACCATATATCACTCCATATTGTATCAAAATCATTTTGGATTAATTTTTCTTTTTCTTGAACTGTCATTTCTTTCAATAAATTTATAATGTATTCTTTATTATAAATAGAATATTTACCACGTATAAAATCCATAAATCCTAAAGTATCTTTCCTTCTTATCATTAAAAAACGATATTGATTGTCTTTTTCATCATATTTAAATGCTATAATACCAATGCTTATTATCGGCATTTTACATTGATGATATGAATGTCCAGCTTTTCCGCAATTACTACAATAATTATTCATTTTTTTTACTATTAAACTATAATATTATTATCCAATACTTCTATATAGTTTTTTGTATGGCAACAAAATTTCATGAAGAAAATATTGTTTTCAATTCAGAAGTATGGGGTCCGTATTATTGGTTTTTTTTAATGACATTAGCACTTTCATATCCAGATAATGTAAACGCTGTTGTAAAACGTAAATATTATGATTTCATTTCTAATCTGCCGATTTTCATTCCAAATTCGGAAATAGCACATAAATTTAGCAATTTACTAGATAAATATCCAGTTTCTCCTTATTTAGACAATCGTGAATCTTTTGTAAAATGGGTTCATTTTATTCATAATAAAATAAATGATTCATTGGGAAAAGAAGAAATTTCATATGCTGAAGCAATCGATTCTTATTTATCTCTTTATCGACCAAAACCGATTTGTGTATCTGAACGAATTATTGTGAAGAAATATTTCCTTGTTGCTGCATTGATTTTTTTCTGTTTCCTTTTTATTTATTTGTATTGGGAAAAATAGATACAAGGAAAAATAGATACAAGGAAAAATAGATACAAGGAAAAATAGATACAAGGAAAAATAGATACAAGGAAAAATCGAAGGTGTACAATCAAAAATCGAAGGTGTACGTAAAAGGACAAACAATTATATAATTATATAATAAATGAGAATAGAAATATTTATATTCATAGTTACGGCATTATTAATAGCAAATTTATATACAGATGGAAAATATTTAAAAATGGTTTTCAAATTCAAAAAATATTATCAAATGATTGGAATCGCTATTGGTGGATTAATCTTTTATTATTTAATAAAGAAAAATCCTTTATCTATGGGTTCTATGTTAACAACCACGAATGATTATTTAAAATATATGCCAATTGATAAAAATACCGCAAGTATAATAAGTCCCATATTAGATTTCACATCCAAACAAAATTTTTATCAAGACCAATATGAATATGGAGGTTCTCAAACACCTGTTTTACCTGTTCAACATATTCATTTATCCAATTCTGAACGAAAAATAATGATGTCAGGAAATAATCAAGGAACTGGCCAAACTCAAGGAAAAGTCAAACGTTCTGTTAGTGAAACAAAGAAAAAATTTGTTGCTTCAAGACAAGGATGGAAATGCGGTGATTGTCAAGACCAATTAAATGCATGGTTTGAAGTCGACCATAAAATACGTCTTGAGCATGGTGGTAGTAATCATGTGGATAATCTTGTGGCTTTATGTCGTGATTGTCATGGAAAAAAAACAACTATAGAAAATCTATAAATTATAATATAGATTCATTATATATTTATGAATGAATGAAATAATAAAAAAACCGATAACTCTGCGATATAAACTATCAAACTCGGTGGCTATAATCGCATCATATATATTCATTTGTATTGTTGTTATTTATTTGTATTATCAAATATATTTAGCATCAACTAATGAAAAATCATTTACGAAAAATGTTGCATATAATATTATTACCATTGTAGTTCCAATTATATTTATATTATTATTAATCGTCTTTACTTCGTTCGAAAGAGATTTCGCATCATTAATTATTTTTGGTTCTCTTTTTTTTTGCACTTTTATATTTACTATTTATTATTTTTTGAAAACAAAAGTTTCAGCATATATTTTCAATAATTATTTATTAAATACAATTATTATATTATTAATTCTTATTGGATTGTCAATTATATTTACTATTTTCTCAGAAACTTTAAGAAAATTAAATGGATGGACAGGATTTTTTGCGAATTTATTATTTTATATTCCTTGTTTAATAAGAGATTTTGTAAAAGAGATTATTAGTGAATATAATACATCATCGAATACCGTTTTAATATTATTTATTATTGAAATATTTTTAATAATTATGTATTTCTTTATTATCCCTATAATAAATAACAAGGCTTTACCTGAAAAAACGGTTGTTTTATCAGACCCTGTAATGTTGGATACGGAAATCACTCTACCAAAAGTGTTGAAAGGTTCTGACTCTAATTTCGCCATTTCGATGTGGATATATTTGAATTCTATGCCAAATACAAAACAAAGTTATACAAAAGAAACTGTCATTTATAATTATTATAATAAAAACCCAGTATTGATTAATAGACCGCATATAAAAATATCGTATTTAAATAACGAACATGGAAGTAATGATTTTATTATGCAAGTTGGAACAACGAAATATAAAATTTCATTACCATTACAAAAATGGAATAATTTTGTAATAAATTATGTAACATCAAAACCTGAAATTCCAGAAAATACTTTAAAAAAAAAAATATATACTGATGGAGTTTATAAAGGACAACTAAAAACAAATAATGATGGAACAACTGTTCGAAATGGATATGGAAAACATATTTATACTACAAAAGACATTTATGAAGGGCAATGGTTAAACAATGAAAGATCTGGTTTAGGGACATATACGACATATTCTAGTGGAACGGTAGAAGATGGTATATGGTTTAATGATGCACAAACACATCGTATTGTATATGATGAAACTAAAACAGATGATTTTTCGGGAAAAGGGCAAATTCATGCAATATCCGCCAACGAAAATAAATATTCAGGAGATATTAAAGATGGTGTTAAACACGGATATGGAACACTAACCGATAATGCCAATAAAATTTTAAAACAAGGGTATTGGATAAACGACTCATTTGTAGGTAGTGATATAATCGATGTAAACCCAGATATAAGCACGAAATATATGAGCAATAAAACATTTTCTGTAGATATATTTATTAATGGTCGATTAGAACGGTCATATACATTCAAAAATGATGAAATACCTATTTTTAAAGATTCTGATATAATGATGGTTGGAGAAACTACCACAAAAGATGGTCTTTATGGTTCTATTTGTAATATAGTATATTACAAAAAACCATTGTCACAATTAGCAATTACATATAATTATAATCTTTTGACTATACAAAATCCACCAATATAATTTGAATAAAACATTATTGTATAGAATATATAAATGAATACAATATATAAATGAATACAATATATAAATGAATCTTTTTATTCTTATTTTAGTAGCATTTGTTATTTTATTACTTATAATCTTTTAACTATGAAATAAACCAATATGACTTGAATAAAATATATTATATATAATATATAAATGAATATTTTAATTATTATTTTAGGAATTGTTGTTTTATTACTTGCATATTATATATATACTGTTGTAACAGCAGTTCCTGTAATTGGAAAAAATATTGATTTAACACAATTACCAGTATCCGTAAAAAGTTCTTCCATTACAAATCCATATAGTGCAAATTATACGATTAGTGTTTGGATATACATATCTAATTTTACAAGTAACAATACAGTTGGTGCATTTTTAATGTATGGTAAAGGAGACAATCGATTCTTTTTAGAGATGGATACAAATACTCCAGATTTATATTGTAATATAAAAACTACAGAAATAGGAAGATATCAACGCATTAAAATTAACAATACAAGTGAGTCATTTCCTATTCAATCATGGACATATGTTACTGTATCTGTATCTTCGACATTTATTGAATGTTATATCAATGGACGTTTTGTTTCAGCAACAAAAGTAACTAATGGTGTTTTTTCGAATTCAGCAGAAAACAACGAAGCAAAAGATGCTGGACCAGCATTCACATTTGGTGCAAAAGGAACAGTGGTTACTAGAAGTTCAACTACTGCTGGTGTAACGTCTATGATTTCAAATACAAATCAAACACGAGTAGATGGAAGTCCTATATTTCTTACTGGTTTGTCTAGATGGGATTATCCTTCAAGCGCTGGTGATATTTATAACAATTATATGAAAGGTAATGGATATTCAAATATATGGGGTTCTCCATATCATATGGATGTAAATCTGAAAAAAGGAACAGATAATTATGTAATGAAAGTTTTTTAGATAATATAATTGAATGGTATCGACAACGTCTGTCTTTTTTCGTGATATGGATTTTATTTATCGATATATAATGAGAGTATAATGTGAATAATATTTCACATTATTAAATAAAATAAATATATAATATTATATTTAGTATTATATATATTTAATATGAATGCCCTAACAAAAGAAAATATAATGAATAATGCAGAAAATATAATGGATAGTGCAAAAAATGCAATGAATAGTGCAAAAGATGTTTTAACAAATACAATTAATGATTTTTCATCACCAAAAATGGTAGAAACAACAGATAAATCTTTTTTGGATTCAAATGGAATTATTGCAAAAGTCGTTTTTCTCATTTTGGTTGTTATTATTTATATAATACTTTTTTACATTGTTGTTTATTTAATCAGTTATTTCATTGCTGTCCCGAGTAATCCATTTTTGATAAATGGTCAGGTTCAAGGAACAACCCTAATTTCAATACCACAAAACCCATCAGATACAACATCTAAAACAATCATTCGCTCCAATAATCGACCAAGCGGTATAGAATTTACATGGGTTGTATGGTTAAATTATAAAGATAGTATTTATAATGATAAATATAGTCCAGTATTTGTAAAAGGTGATATTAGCACTCCAGAGTTATCCTATTGTTCTATTAATAATTGTCCTGGAGTATATTTTGGTAAAAAGACAGATACAAGTCCTAATGGTCCCAATACATTACATATTTTGATAGATACACCTTCAAGTCCCGCTATAAATAATAATACAAATAGTCCTATTATTAAGATAGAAAATTTACCAACAGATACATATTTTCATTTAGCAATACGATGTCAAAATACATACATTGATATTTATATTAATGGAACTCTTGTAAAAAGACAGAATCTTATGAATGTTCCAAAACAGAACTTTTATAATGTAAATGTTTGTCCTTCTGGTGGATTTAATGGAACATTATCTAATTTACAATATTTTGATAAAGCATTGACTGTTGTAGAAATTAATACGATTGTTCAAAATGGACCGAATCAGAAAGATATTAAATCGAACAATCCGTTCTCAGCAATTATTCCAAATACTATTTCCACATCTTGGTATAATAGTTTTTTACATTAAACCATAATAGGCGTTTTAAACCCTTGAAGAATTAAAATGGGACATTTTAAATCTTCACTGGTATAAACACTAAACACTTGATTTCGATATTTATGTGTTTTTTTGCTGGTATATTCTTGAATATACATCACACTTTTATTATAAAATATTTGATTATTTTATAATATGACCAACATCAACAATATATGTAATGATCCTGCTTATCAAAATATGCTTATACAAAGAACACGATTTCAAATATTTAATATACCACCAATAAGATTTGATAATTTATCGAATAATCCTTATGAACGAATTAATATAAATACAGGTAAAAATTTCACAAAATTTGAATTAGATATGAGAAGAAAAGTCGAAATTTTGAAATATAAATCAAATAAATCTAGCACACAAACAAACAATCTTACAAAAGCCGAAATATATACACAAGCGGTGAGTGGTAAATATCAACAAAGAACATATGCAAAAGATTATATTGTTGACAATAAAGTAAAATCATGTCCAGTAAATATAAAAACACCATCTTCATCATCTGATGTTCCTGGTCCTATAATAGATTTATATGAAGATGTGAATGTTCCTCTTTATAATTATAATAATACTATGATTGATACAAATTATGGTGTTTTAACGACTCCTTATTATGATAACGATATATGGAATAGCAATATAATTTCAAATGTTTCATCTAGTAATAATGCTGACAATACTAACAAACTAAATGCAATTATTGCATGTATCTTTATTTATTATTCTGATGTTCGTTATAAAACATTTACGATTACTACACCGATTTCATTACATATTATTGGAAGTGGAGATATGATTTTTACTATAAGTAAGATTTCAACAAATATAATATTTAATAACAACACTGTAAGATATAGCACTATTACTAATACTATAAACGATAATTATAGTCAAACATTTAATATTACTTCATCATCATTGCCCTCGAGAACATATTATTTAGGATTATTAAAAATAACAAATATAAAATTACCTTTTCAAAAAGGATTTATATTTGATATTCAACCCGAGATTACATTTTCAACAAGTAGCAATGTTACTTCAACAACAATTTTTTTTAATGCTGATCCTACTAATTTTACTATTTCTACTGGTTCTACTGGACCGACTGGACCTACTAATTTTACTAATTTTACTGATTTTACTGATTTTACTGATTTTACTGATTTTACTGATTTTACTGATTTTACTGGTTCAACTGGAACAACTGGAGATACTGGAACTACTGATTTTACTGGTTCAAGTGGAACTACTGGAACTACTGGAACTACTGGAACTACTGGAACTACTGGAACTACTGGAACTACTGGAACTACTGGTTTTACTGGTTCAACTGGAACTACTGGACCTACTGGACCTACTGGACCTACTGGACCTACTCGTTCTACTGGTTCTACTGGTTCGACTACTTCGACTACTTCGACTACTTCGACTGGAAAGATTAGTTCGAGTATGACTATTTATCCTTATCAAACTCCAAGTATTATTGAAACATAAGATTTGTATATTCTTTATTTAACATATACAATGCTCTTGAGATTTTCCATTCCAAATCATCATCATATGTTTTTATATTTGATTCAATTTCTTTCATTTTTTGTATAATTACATTTGTCATTTCTTCATAAATCGAACAAAATATTTCGACTTCTTTCATATATTCTTCTAAATGTATACGATGCCAATGACAGAAAAAATCGTCTAATAAAAATTTCGGATATTTAATATAAATATCACTTATATTTTTGGAATATGTTGAAAAACTCGAACTCGACGTCAAAATAGTATATACTTGATTTAATAAAAATAAAATATTTCGATACCTATTTATATTTTCCTTTTTATTTATAAATTTATTTTCATTTTCATTTTTATTCATATTTCGAGAACATGCTTCTTTTATCCATCGAATATTTTCGATAATTTGAGAACCATCGATTGAAATATTTTCCAACTCCTGTTTTTCTTTTTTATATTTTTCAAGAGTATTTTCTAATTCTTGTTTTTCAAAGAGAATTTCTTCCATTGTTCTATTTTTACAAAGATATTTTGTAATTAGGTTTTCGACATATTCATTGTTTGCATTTTTACAATGTCTGATTTTGTCCAATTTGAATAATGTTAAATCTTGAAAACAGCAATGTTCTTCATGAACAGTATTAATTCCACATATCATATTTTCTTTGACATATATATCTAATAATTTATCATTATCATCATTATCAATCGCCGTTTCTATTTTTTTTATTATTGAAATCGGTTTGTATTTTTGTAAATAATTATAATATATTTCTGCTTCTAATAAAATGTGTTCATCTGATTTATTATTTTGAGAACATACATATAAAAAAATCCTGTTTAATTCCAAATTCAAACAATAAATTATCATATTATAATAAATAATATCTATTATTTATTATATTTTCAAACAAACATATTATCTTTGTTTTTGTCTATTTTTCTTAATAATGTAAACAACCAAATGTTCTCCTAATTATCTTTGTGTAAATGTAGGATTCAAACACAATTGTTGTGTTGGAAATAATTGTCCAGACATACATTTGTCTTGGTCACCAACGCCAACACAACCTCTTGCACCGTTATATTCCCCTACTAAACACCATTGATTTTTTGATGATGCAGGTGATGTTTGAATTGGACTTGTGCTGGTATCTGGATTCGGTGGATTTGGTGAGGTTGTTGGTGGTTGATTAATTGCAACATCGATATTACTAGAATCCGATGATTTACCACTTGCTTTAACTAATAATTCGCCAACAGATTGAACTGTATCATGTGCGATATCAATTCCAACTTTTGATGCATCTGCTAAAACATCAGATGATTTATCTATCACTGTTCCAGATGCATATCCTAAATCAGAGAGTCCTTTAGATAAAACAGGATTAAATACATTAATGATATATTGAAGAATATTTCCAAAAATAGTAAATACATTTATTCCTAAAAGCGATAAAAATAAAATAACAGCTAAAATAATTATAATAATATTTTTAAAAGAACCACTTGATTCACTTATTTGTGGTGGCGATTCAAATGTAGGATTATCCATTTCTATAATATAAAGATATATATCTTATATAGAAAAATATAGATTCTTCGTTTGACTTTTATATATATTTTATTTTTTTATTATAAATGGGATTTTTTAATATATTGGAAACCTTTTTCTTTATTAGTTTAGCCATAACATTTGTATTAATCATGATGTTAGTATATCATTTTAAAGGGCGAATCAATGTTTTAGAACAAAAATGTGATACTATGTTTGATATTATGAATAATATTGTAAAGGAATTGAGAACTATTAAAATGAATTGTAATACACAAATGAATTGTAACCCAAATAATGAAACAATGATGTTTAATCAAGACCATAATTTAGGAGAAATATTTAAACAATTTCATAATAATGTTGATATTGATGATATCGATGATATCGATGACATGGATGACGACGATGAAAATGATGATATTGAAATAGATATTCCTGATGATAATGATAACCTAGTACATTTTCAAAAAATAATTGTATCAGATAATGAATATGAACAACCGATTAAAATTATAAACATTGATTTTAATAGTGAAAATAATTTAGACGAATTAAATGAAGTCGACGAAGTTGATGAACTAAATGAGGCCGATGAAGTTGATGAAGTAAATGAGGACGATAATGAATATATTGATGAACCAAACAATGAAGATGTAATTACACTTGATTATAAAAAAATGGATACGAATAATTTGAGAACAATGGTAATTTCACGTGGTTTAGCAACAGATACAAAAAAATTAAAAAAAAATGATTTGATTAAACTTTTAGAACAATCAGAACAATAAAAACAATTGTAATAAATGAATACAGTATCTCATTATGCATTTTTATGGCTCTTATGAAAACCCGTAAATAAATGAGAACTTCAAAAAATAAAAAATAAATAATGTATATATAATATAATGTTATCAGAACCTCAAAAATATGATGTAGCATATCCAAATGTAAAAGAAACAATACCACAATCAAGATTAGGTTATCATTCCAACAATAAATATGATGATTTTCCGCCATTAATGATGGATGGACGCACCATCACTGCTTCATGGCAACCTGAAGCGGTTTTGAATTCACATCTATTAAAAGAAATTAATGTTGAAACAAACTGGCAATATCGTCAATATATGATAAAAAATGCCAAAGATATTATGAAATATAATTGCACTCAATCTGCCACTGATGCTGGTTATATAAAAAGATATGCTGATTTAGAAAATAATTCTTATTCGACACCATATATTTCAAATTCATTTGTAGATAATTCTAAACCAAGTGGATATCAAACAAGTGATCTAAAAGATTTATATTTAACAAGAGAACAATTACAAGCACGTATGGTTGCTCCAGAAATTACACAAGAAGAATTCATCACACGATTGAATAAATAGATAAAATTGAATGACATTTTTATTATTATTTTTATTGTATTATCAATTGAATTATATAACTTACAACAATGAATAGCGAAATAGATACAAACGAAATACACGATATAATGTTTCCTTGTGATGAAATACTTCATGGTGATGAATTGTCTTCAGATAGAGAACTATTCACACAGAATTCGAAAGATATGCCACCTGCTCCACCTATTGAACAAGACGACGAAGACGAACACGAAGACGAACACGAAGACGAACACGAAGACGAACACGAAGACGAACACGAAGACGAAGACGAAGACGAACACGAAGACGAACACGAAGACGAAGACGAAGACGAACACGAAGACGAAGATATAAACCTAATTATATATCCATATAAGCCAGATTTTAGTTTTATTGCAAAAAATAATACAAGAGATATGATTTCAAGTGCATATAATTGCGTTATGAATAAAGAAGATGCATGGCAAAATATCAAAAATTTTAGAGAAGAATCATACATGTTTTCGAAAGACAAAAAAATAAACCAATTAATGAATGATATAGATAGTATGTATGAAGGTGGACATAGTGGCGCATCTATCGGATGGACAATGCGTCAAATCGAACGTATCGCTTATATCGGGTTTGACAAATTCAAAACTGAATGGATAATGATAAATAAAATGAAAGAAAAAGAAATGAAATGAATAATGGTCACAACTAAATATAAAATATAAAATATAAAATATAAAATATAAAATATAAAATATAAAATATAAAATATAAAATATAAAATATAAAATATAAAAT